GGGAGAAATGCGTAGGTCTTTGGTCGTATTGGGGTTTACGTCCATAGCCCAGCGGACGGGTGACATACCACACCGCTCGGAGTCAATGTCACTGTTGGAAATGCGGCTAAACCAGCTTTCGGAGTCCTCCAGCTCGGCCACTTCGCTCACCCCGTCAAGATCACCAGTTAGTCCATCGTTAATGATAACACCAGCCGGAATCATGTCCACAAAGCGGGTCTTCCAGTCAGGCTGAATTTCGTCTATCAGGTCTCCAGCACCGTTGTAGATACCCTCGTTCAGCCAACAAGCCCCATTGTCATCCAGCCAATACTTCTTCTTATAAATGCGCTGCTCATTTTTGTTTTGGCTTTCCTTAATGGTGTAGAAGGTAACAATCTTTGTCAGCTTAGAGGTGTCAGTCTGGTCAGTTTCAAACACAAACTCCAGGCTAGGAACAAAGTCAATCATAACCTGTTCCCGGGTTTCGCTAAAATTCACGAAATAGGCCACACGTTTCCCAATAAAGCAGTCTTTAGCCGCTTTGAGCAACTTAGAAAAGAAGTTCGTGCTCGCAAACACACTATCAACATAGGCTTGCAAGGTCGTAGTCTGTTGCATAGCCTCCTGTTTCGTGGTATCGTCATCAGCTTCCTTGTCGTAGGGCACATTCACCCATACGTCAGGATGCTTGGAGAACAAAAACCGGGCCTCCTTATTGATTAGGCGGCGGGTTTCCTTGAACCGTAAGTCGGACGGAGTAAAGTCCGTGTTCTTCTCTTTGGCAAAATCCGCCCCGTGTTCATATACGCTATAGTACCCGATGATCTCGTTGAACTCCTGGAGCAACGTACTACCATACAGGCCCTCAAGCTCGCTGGAGATAAGGTTCCAGGGTATACGCAACCCGGTGACGGTTGTTTCTATAGCTGCACTCATTCAGTGTCTCCTTTCTTAAAAATGATTCCAAGTACTTTAGGAATAATGAGGGGGAACCTAAAGATAGCCGGGATATATTTAACCTTTGCCCGGATGATGAACTGCTCGCCCACGGCGACCGTATTGCTAGGCAGTATCTCCACGGACTCAAACTCTATGGTTTTCATCTAGGGTTCACCACCTCAATAGTTATAAGGGCCGATAAGGTTTCGTTGCCAATGAGGTATGTTACCACCAAACTATAGGACCTATAGGGGTATTTAGGGCACACTAAGGAGGAAACCATGTGACCGTCAATTCGGCTTTCCCCCTCGCTTTCAACTTCCCCTTCCTTTAGCAGTTTCCAACGTGCTTGTATAATCTCAAACTCTTCATTTCTGGTTGGTATAACCTCAAAGGAAACGTATTTCTCTTCGCCTAAAATGAATTTCGTGTTCATGTTTATCACCCCTTTATCGTATAGTTTGGGTTGCACAGTTCCAGCGTAAACCTGTTGAACACCTGTTCCGTAAACTCTTGGGCAAGCTCAACGGCATAACCGGGCGCAAGTCGCTCCCTGAAACTAAGCTCAATCCATTGCAAGGTCATACCTACCGGGTCGTAGGTCAAAATGAGGTCCACATAATGGCCTTGATTCCCCGCCTCATCCTCAGCCGTGAGCGACACAAAGTATACCCCACGGGGGAGGCGGGGAATAGTAGCTTCCCACAGGTCCTCCCCCGTGCGCTTAAACTCTACTAGCTGAGCATTGACTGTGCCATAGAGTCTAACAACCATAGTTAGTCAGTCACCTTGACCTTAATGACATAGGACGCACCAGCATCAACGGGGTTAGGTGTCAATGTAACCTCAGTGATAGTGGGAGCCTTAGTGTCAACATTGATGGTCCGGGTGATAGTGGTGGTCTTACCTGCCGCATCGGTCGCAGTCAGAGTAATGGTGTTTGCGCCCTCAGCACCCGTGACCGTGCTATTAAAGGCACCGTTGGAGACGGGGATAGTTACCACAGAACCAGAACCCACCTTAGCAGTCAGCGTGACCGGGCTAGAGGTTGCGTCATTGGTAGTACCAACGATAGAGATGGTAGTACTATTGACATATTCACCATCGGCGGGGCTAGTCCAGCTCAGGGACGGGGGAACGGTATCCACCTTAAAGGTCACACTTGCCTCAGTTGCGGCGTTACCGTCATTGTCGGAAACATTGAACTTGATGGTATGGCTACCCTCAGACAGGGCACTAGAGGGCGTATACTGACAGGTGTAACCATTAGTCGTTGCCGTGGTAGTAATACCGCTGGTAACGGCTGTACCGCTGTCAACCTTGATAGAGATAGTAGTGGTATCAATACCGCTACCAGCGTCCGTAACAGTCCACTTGATAGTAGGCTTAGAATTGGTAACATATGCGCTTGCAGTCGGGTAAGTGACGCTGATAGTAGGTGCAGTCTTTTCCAGCACTCGGAGCTGTAGACTTGTGCCCAGGGTTGCATCAGTTCTATCTACCGTGGTACTATTTCCTGCATCATCTGTTGCAGTAATACTCACCCCGTATTTGTGGTCTGTCTGTGCCCAAGACGTGGTAGACGGGGCCGTAGTAGTGGCTTCCCAATACCCCGTAGAGCTGTTCAGGGTAAGCGTGACTTCTTGGCCGTTAATGGTTGCCTTGACTGTTTTTACGGACATTTTTACCTCACTTTCAATCCATTAGGTGTTTCTCTTCCTCTTGAGCCTTTTCTTTACGCTCAACCAGTATAGCACTTCATCGGATTCCCGCTCGTGCTGTACCATCTTAGTTCGGTACTCTTCCCGCTTAGCTGCTTCAAACTGCTTCCATTCAGCGCAGTCGTTACGGCAACCTAGGCCCCTATTAGGGCAGTCGGTTTGAGTACCTCTGTCGTAGCAAGGAGACTGCAACCCCATACTCATACAGCCCCTTTCCTACTGTTTCTAAGTTCTTCCTTGACATCGGCCACGGTGTAGTTGTCCAGGGCATACCAGATCGCCGAAAAGGTATGCGGGTCAATGTTAAACTCGTCATACTTCAGGTTGTCTTTCTGGTCTTTGGCATAGGTAAGCGTAGACAGCTCCCTCACCGTGTTTATACAATCGGGGCTGCATACTATCCGCTTGAACCGCTTTACCTTCTTTGTATTCGCAAGGCGGCTCCCTGCCCACTTGTGACAACCACGGATAGTGAACCCCATCTGTCTATAATACTGAATGGCCTTGGGGTCAGCGTTATCGGCCACTATCTGCTCACCCTGCAAGCCTAGGGCCGCAAGTTCAGTCGCAGTCTGGTCATCTGTCATATGGTTCTTGTAATATTCCCAGTAGATATAGAGAACCTTCTCCTTATCATCCACTGCCATACGAATCACGGCGTTATAACTGGTCTCAAACCCGAAGTCAAACCCGGTGAACTTGAACCGTGACGGAATACCCTGCACCGCTCGCATCACTTCGGCGTGACTACTTGCAACCTGGAACTGAGGCAATACCCGCACCCCGTTCAAACCGAATTGCCCCAAACGGGCCACACGGTACAGGTCAGGGTCATAGGCTTGCATATCGTCCAGGGTCTTGACGTAGCTCTTTGGAACGAACAGGTTGTCATCTACAACACTGTGATGGTAGTACACCCCGTTCCTAACGATGGTATGCTTGCTATAAAGCCGCTGGTCATCTAAGACCGTGGTAACACTGCCGTCATCGTTGGTTCGCTTGAAAAAGTGCTGATACACCCAATTCTCTGTTCCAACCGGGTTTGTGCTGAGGATAAAGTGCAAGCTCAGGCTCGGGTGACGCAATCTACCCTTCAGCTCCTTGTAACCTGCATACTTTATCTCGCTCGCTTCCTCCAGCCACACGATACTCACACCGTTGATAGATTTCAATTTCCCTGGTTTATCCATACCTTTGAATATGACTTTGGAGCCGTTTGGAAAATGAAGTTGCATAGGGCTGGTCTTGTACCGAACCCGCTTACTTTGCCGCTTGCCGCTGTTGTACTCCAGCAGGTCAAGGTCAGCAAGTATCTCCAAGAACAAATCAAAGCAGGATTCTCGTATGGTGTCATAAACCTCACGCACGACCAGAATCTTTCGCTTCTCCTCCAAGCACTTTAGAACCAGTTTTAAGGCAACGTGATAGCTCTTACTGCTACCATACCCGCCGACCAGCAGGTACTCACGATAGTCCCAGTCAAACAGAAACGGCTCAAACCGGGGATTTACTTCCTTCGTTATCTCCATGTTCTACCTCGTTTCTGTGCTTGTATGGTACCCTGTACCCGGTCTCCCGTGTGATACGGCGCATGGCGGAATAGATATGCTCAGTGGTCGTGTCCAATACTTCCGCAATTTGACTTGCAGTTAGGTCAGACCAGTCTTCCTCCATCAAGGCCCAAATGTTAGACCGGGGGCGGAAAGGGTTCTCAGGCTTCTGCATTGTCTTCACCCTCAGCTAAATCCAGCACCTGCACCCCATACTCGGCGCAACAAGCCCGTTCAATTCGGCATCCTCTAGCCTGGTCCCAGCCGGGGGCAAAAACTGCTACGTCGGCCTCAGCGAGGGCTTTAATAGACTCACCCAAATAGTGGAGGGGTTTGTTCAAATTCGGATCATAGCTCGTGAACACTGTATCCAAAATGTGAACGGGGCCGTATTTCTGCAACAGGTGATGGACAATACCCTGCCGTTCCTTGTTGATTTCAAAATCGGTCTTGCCCCGCATCGGTTGGGAAATGAATACCTTGGTCAACCTTACCCCTCCTCGATATCTCGCTGTGCTCGCTTGATGGTAACTGTAATGTCGTTATCCACGGCATCACCCTCCAGCCCAGCTTCAAGCATTTTCATTTTCAGCCTATGCTCTTCTTGTTGCATCTTAAGTTTTTCCAGTGCAATTTTCTGGTCTGTTCTAATCCGGCATCTTTCACTCGCTTCTTTTCTAGTTTGCCAATTAAACCCAGCTTGCAGAACAAATTGAGAACCCCGTTGACCATCTCTATCGTATCCTCGGCGTTCTGCATATTCTTCTATTTTCTGAAGGGCTTCCATCATGACTTCTGCGAATTCGTATGGAATAGTGCCGCTTTCTGCAACTGCTCTATATCTCCGCAACGTAGACGTTGCAACCCCTACGTGACGACCTAGACCTGCCAAAGTTAGAGGCTTTGTACCCTTGACGTATTCCCCAGTTTCGGGATCAATCATGGGTTTACCCCATTTATTTAGAACCACATATTCCTGATCCTTGAAATATGCGTTGCAAGCTGCTCTTAGCTGATCAGGTGTTTCAAAGATTCGCTTTCTACCCACACACCGGGCAAAAGGGTCAATCTTTTTCAAGGCCCTAGTTTTTTCATGAGCGGCCTTTTGAACTTCTCTTATCTTCCACGAAGGTACATGAATCTTGCTCATGTCAACATACAGCATCCGACCTTCTAATTTCTTATATGCGCCCATTTCGGCCTCCTTCCTACTGCTTAGTATAACGCAACCCGGCCACTTTTGCAACCCCCTAATTTACTCTAAACAGTAAATTATTTTGGGTCTATCTGCTATTTTGCGCTGTATTGCATTTTTAGCCTAGGGGTAGGGTAGTTACCCTAGTTTGCCCACAAGTGGACCTCTGAGGGCATTTTAGCCTTCCAAAGTGCCCATATTACAGCCCAGGGCGCAGGCCCAAAAGCGCCACCGGGCAAAAACAACCCGTCAGCCACTCGGTGACTGTCACATAAACCCTGCCCCGCACGACTGTACACCCTGCCTATAGAATAAAATAGCCCCTGCCAATTTTTGTGGACGGTTTTTAGGTCAAAAATTGGCATTTTATTCACCCTAAAACACAAAAACGTCCACTTTTTTAGAATAAAAAAATGCAAAAATTGACATCTAAAATAAGAGTAAATAAGATGTCAATTTTTGTGGCAATTTTTTTGTCCCTATATTTATATATATATATTATATATTATATTATTTTATATTTTCATTTTATTTATACATAATAGGGAAATAAAAAAATTGCCACCAAAATAAGAATAATTCTATTCTATTTTAGATGTCAATTTTTGCGTATTTTTGTGGAATAAAAGGCCCATTTTTGACAAAAATCGCAGAATAAACTGCCAATTTTTCGTCCATAAAAATAACCCAAAAATTGTCAAGGCTTTTACCCGTTCTGTTTGCACATAATAGGGAAATAAAAATTTTGGCAGGAAAATAAGAATAAAGTTACTCTATTTTAGATGTCAATTTTTGTCCAAAAGTGTGGAATAGAAGGCCAGTTTTTCGCAGTATTTATTGAATAAAATGCCAATTTTTCACCCATAAAAATCGCAAAATAAAGGCCCCGGCTTCTTACCGGGGCCGTTTATTCATACACGCTGCATTTTAGTCGACCAGTTGTGTCAAGTTGGTCAGCTCAACCACAGCACCGTTCAGCATTTTGTGGAACCACAGTTCCCCGTATAGCTGTATAATGCGTATGGTGTAGCAACCCTCGTCAGTTTCAAAGGTGTTGACCTTTAGATACTCCCCGTATCGGAGCAGGTCAGCCTCATCTGTGGTACCGTTATAAATGGCAAGAGCCTCGCTCCAGGTTACGGCGTGGCCTATGGTATCGGCCTCGTTGTAGTAGAGCAGAGGCGTCCACCCGCCGGATGTCGTACCTAAAAACTGCCCGTTAGGAAGGTGTATCACGTCACCTGTTTCTTCCATGGTCTTGAGCATCAGGTCGCTCAGTTCTTTTATCGTGTTCAGCATAGCTTTACCTCCTTTGTTTTTGTTTGTTCTTAGTAGCTGTAGGAATATACCTGTTCAACAATGTAGGAGCAACCCGCCCCGCCACGGATGTCAGCGATCATGCCGATTTTGTGGAGGCGAGCCACTTCAGCCTTCAGGAACCGGATCATCTCGTACTCGTCACCCTTTGCAATGACCTTCTTGTCCTTGGTGACGCTGAAGCTGACCTTGCCCTTGTTCTTCATGGACCGGATAGTGTAGATAGCTTTCATTGTAGTGCCCTCCTTTGTTTTATGTACTCATAATACCATACCTTTATTCTAAATGCAAGGACTTTGTTCTATCTTGTAAGAGTAAAAGTGAACAAATCATTCTCCCTTTCTTTGTGCAACATTTTAGAACAAAGTCCTTGCGTTCTATCTGTGCCTATGCTATTATAATGGCACAAGGTAAACAACAACCCAAACACAAACAAGGAGGACAATACAATGTTTGCTAAGATGATTGAAAAGGCTATCCGCGAGAAGGTCAAGAATGATGAGTGGCTTTCCGAATTCATCAAGAACCCCAAGCTCCTGAACCTTACCTTTGATGAAGCAGTCGCTACCATGTACGGCGAACCCAAGAGACAAACCCTGCTCAAGTTCAAGGCAACCTGCTCCATGAAGGCCAATGACGAACTGAATAACCGTGTTGTCTTTGACATTGGTATCTACGACAGTCCGAACGGGGAACATAACGGAGATACCTACGTCTACTTTGACCGTTCCTACTGCGAGTTCAAGCCCAACTGATGAGAGCTGGACGGCAACCAGCCGAAACCGGGGGTTTTCCCCGGTCTTGGGAAGCCAAACCCAAACGCATATATTAGGAGGTACATACTATGACACTGAATGAAATCGCAACTCAGCTCCACGAGTTCTCTGTCGGTGGTTACTTTAATCACCAGAAGTACACTAAGGAGGACCTGAGACGGTACCTGAAGTTGATGCTCCGGGGTGATAAACCGGATCCGCTTGTTATGGAAATCGCCCTTCCCAACGGTTGGTGGTATTTCCAGATCAACAAGCGCAACCCCGAGCGGGACGGGTTTGATTACACTATCCCCGAAACAAGAGAACAGGAGGCCGAAATCAAGGCTGACCTTATCCGTAGGTATAAGGAGATGAGGTGAGGAGGGCCTGATATGAGCCGGGTTATCACCGTTACCTTTCCGCCACCTTTTCGGTTTGAGGTGCGGAAAGGTAAACGGGTGTATATGTCCACAGAGCATAGGTCATGTATGCCCGATAAAAAGACCCTAGCTTCCCTTAAAAAAGCAGGGTATTCCGCCCATGTAAATGGGCAACCCTACAAAGCAAAGAAGGTCTAACGACCACACACGACATTACAGGAGGACTGATTATGAACTATGTAAAGGTGACCGATCCTAGCACCGTGAACAAGCTGTTCCGGTTAGGACGGATACAGGAAACCGTCTTAGCATTCCACGCTGACGAAGACTGCAAAGTGGCCCGGGTGATCATTCAACCCGGCGAATACAAGAACGGCATTAGAACCGCTCAAAATAGCTATTCCCAAACCATCAAGAAGCTTGGGTTTAGCAGCATCAAGGCCCGTGTGCTGGATGGTGACCTGTACCTTATCAAGGTGGAGGAGTGACATATGTCGAAACTGTATCGGTGTGATCGTTGCCGTAACGAGTTCAACGGTATGGGGTATCATGTGAGTATAAGGGCCTATTGGACGGGTACTGATAGCCCCTTGGAGTATATGGGGCCGCTGTGGTCTATGGCTGTTTCCATTTCCAATGCGCTGCATCCAGATCAGATAGTATGCCCGAACTGTAAGCGGGAGCTCGTGGCATTCTTGTCCAAACCAACTGTACAAGAGGCGGAGCAGGTCGTACCAGAAGAACAGTGAAAGTGGCCCGTTGGATCGCTTGAGTACTAGGGTGTTTCAACGGGCCTCAAAATTTCTTCCAAATTTTAGAAGAAAACTCTTGCATTCTTTCTTAGATGGTGCTATAGTATACTCATAAAGCAAAGGGCAACAAACCCAACACTGAATAACTGAATGGAGGACAAGAAAATGACTATCTACACTTCTAAGAAAACTGGTGCTACTTACACTCTTACCAACGAGGAAGTTCAGGTTTCTCTGAACGGCGACTCCAAGACCATCTATACCCTCACTTCCACCGAAGACCCTACCGATAGCATTCACACCACTGAGTCCGTGCTCAAGCGTTGGTACAAGAAGTCCGTTGAGGTTGACTTTACCGCTACCGAGGAAAAGCCCGTTGAGAAGCCCAAGGCCGAAACCAAGGAGGCCGCTCCTGCTCCCAAGGCAAAGAAGCAGCGCAAGGTCGCAGCCCCTAAGTTCAACTCCACCGAGGTTATCTCCATTGAAGAAGCTCGTTCCGCTTTCAAGGACTTTAGCTTCTCCACCGAAACAAACAAGGTTTACTCTAAGGTGTTCCACCCTAGAAACGCTTCTATTACCGATACCAGCGTTACATTCATTCGTCGCCGTATCCAGTACGTCGTCAATCTGTAAGGAGGTGCAATCATGGCTGATATCGCTGATAAGATCCAGAAGCTCCTTGCTCTGGCAGGTAACAACCCGAACGAAGCTGAGGCAGAAGCGGCCCTTCTAAAGGCTCAGGAGCTCATGGCTCAATACAACGTGGATATGGATGGCCTCCAAACGGGGGCCACCATAAAGCACGAGCTTGTCATGACCAAGGTAAAGGCCCATAGCCTAAATAACACCTTGTCCGTTATCATCGGTCACTCCTTCGCTTGTAGGCCCATCATCGTTGGTAAGCTAGGCTTCTTTGGTCGTGAGGACAATGCGAAAGCTGCTGCTTCCGCTATGGAGTTCGCATATATTGTTATGCACAAGGGGCAACGGAGAATAGCGAAGGAAATGGGGGTATACCATAAGGCCGGACAAGCCTACTATCAAAATTCCTATGCGAAGGGCTTCCTAGCTGGTTTGAAAAGCTCCCTTGACGCTCAAACCGTGGCCCTCGCCGTGGTGGTACCCCAAGACGTACACGACGCATTCAACGAGCGGTTTGCAGGGGCCAAGAACTATCGCTCCAAGGGGGTTATCCGGGGTGATGATCCCGAGGCTTTTGCCGCTGGTACAAGGGACGGCTCCACGGTGATGGATAAGCGTTCGCTCGGGGCCTGATAACAACCCCGCCCATTTGTATCTAAAATTTAGGCTTTACAAATGGGCGGGGCCGTGCTATTATTATACATAGCCACAAAACAAGGCTCCATTTGAAAGGAGGACAATAGTGCGTAACAAAGAACAGGATACCTACTATTGCGGGGTCCGGAGAAATGCCATTAGAAAGGCTAATCCCATCCTTAACGAAGAAAATACGGCCCATCTTATGGACTTTATCATTGAGCGGTTCCGTATCCACGTTAGAAAGGATATTATGGGCAAGCCTCAGCCCTGGACCAAAGACCCGGTGCTTAGCAAGTACAAGTTTACGAACGTATTCCGTGAGGACGACCGGGTATCTAGAGCGGTCATTGACCTGGTATCTACTAACGAGGATCTCACCCTGGAGGAAAAGGTGCTGAACACGTTCCTGATTAGAAGCTGGAACAACCCTGATACCTTCACGGACTTTGGAGGCCCGTGGTCTGCGAAGGAGATTTACAATGGCCTGAAGCTGAAGGAAAAGGTTCGCCCCCGGTACCATCGTTTACTTCGACAAGACCCTGACCGTAAATGGTGGTCCAGCGCATACAACCAGGGTGGTACGAAATACGCTTGGAAGTTCCCTGACGGCGAAGGGTTTAGCCGTGCCCCGTCTGAGGAACAGGGTAGGAAGTACCAGGATTACGAGCCGGATATCCCCTTGCGGGTGTTCCATATCGGTCCATGGCTAAAGGAACGCAATGTGTTCCAGCGGTTGATGAAGGCCCGTGACCAGGAAGCCGCCTACAATATCATTCGTGAGATTCGTGGCTTTGCTGCATTTCTGGCCTATCAGGTTTTTGTGGATCTGACCTACATTGAAGACTTCCCGTTTTCGGAAAACGAGTTTGTCGTGGCTGGTCCCGGTTGCAAACGTGGCCTTGACCTGGTGTTCACTGATTACGACGGTCTTACCCATGAAGAGGCCCTTTTCTGGTTGCGAAATAACGTTGACGATTATTTCTACGCAATTGAGGCCGGGGACTATGGCAAGCATATCTGGAGGCCCGAAAAACTGTTTGCCTCTAGGCCGGAGGACGATAGAAGATTGAATATTATGGCCCTGGAGAACTGCTTCTGCGAGCTGAGCAAGTATATCAAGGCTGTAAATGGTACCGGGCGGCCCCGCAACAATTATCACCCTACGGAAAAGCCGTGGAAGTACCTGGAGGAGGACTGATACTATGGAAAGGATCTATCTTGACCATGCCGACCAGTATGCCAAACGGTACTCCGGGTGTACCAAGGTATCTGTCGGGGCTGTTATTATACACCCCGGCGGAGCCGTGGCTAGTATGGGGGCTAATAGGACCCTGCCGGACCTGTGCAGGTCGCAAGGCTGTCTAAGGGTTAAATTATACGGCAACAACGACAAGGTCCACAGATCGCCCTCAGACTGCCGAGCGGTCCATGCCGAGGTTGACGCTATAGCTAAGACCCCAACAACTTTGCGGGGTTCGACCATGTATGTCACCCGGTACCCGTGCGAGGCTTGCGCTCGTGCCATTGTATCCGCCGGGATAAAGCGAGTGGTGTATGGGCGCAAGCAGGGCATTTCTGACCAAACCCACTGTATTTTTGACTATGGCGAGGTGACTGTAAAACACCTGGACAACTGGGAAGCGGAAGACGCTGAGAACTGAATGGAGGAAACTATGGACTGTCTATTAAAACGTACACGGGAAGCCCTTGCAACTGCTCGGGGCGTGTATGGGTACAACAATCAGCTCCTTGTAGCTATTGAGGAGCTGAACGAGCTGTCTTGTGTGCTTGCAAAGTACCCCCGGTATGAAACCCATACCGAGGCCCTTGCCTCCCTTAAGAGCAAGGTGATTGACGAGTGTGGTGACGTGCTGAATGCACTTGACCATATTCAGGCAATCTTTGACATTTCCGATGAGGAAATGGTGGAGGCCGCTGCCAAAAAGGGCGACAGGTTGCGGAAGTGGCTTTACAGCTCCAACAGCCTGGAGGTGACTACTTACGACCGGGGCATCCCTGAAAACCCCTGCCCTATGTGTGCATCCAACGGTTCTGACCCGTTCAGTATGCCTTGTCTTATCTGCAAGACAAAGCCCGGATACAAAGGGTTCTCGGCAAAGAAAAGCATCTAATAGGAGGGGCTAGGCCCATGAGACTAAAGGAATTTGATTCTATCGTAGGGCAAGACTCCTATGTTAGATGCTCCGGAAAGAAGCGTATAGATTCCGCTATAGTGGATTATACCACTGCGAAAAACCATGTTGCATCAGGTGGTCAGATCGGTTGGTGGGTCCGCTCGGGTTATATCGTGGTAGACATTGATGAGGGAAAAAAGGAAGCCTTGCAGGTGATAAAACGCCTCGGGCTGAATACCCTCATGTGCAAGACCCCTAAAGGGTTGCATCTGTATTTCAAGACGGATAGGGACTTCCCGCAACGAGTGGGCATGGTGCTACCCTGTGGGCTGAAATGTGACTTCCGTTGTGCGAACAAGGGATATGTGTTATTGCCCTGGGGTACAGAAAGCAGGGCTTTCAACAAACTGAGAGAGGTTGCAGAGTTGCCTCTAGAGTTCACCCCCATGATCAACCGTAAAGAAAGCCTATTGGGGCTGAAAGATGGTGACGGTCGCAATGCCACCTTGTTCGGCCACCTTATGGCCTACAAGAACCGGGGCGCAACTGAGGCGCAGATTGATGACATGGCTCATGCCATAAATGATGTCGTATTTAACGATCCTATGGATGAAACTGAGCTACAGAAAATCATCAACAATACCAAACGGTATGAGGCCCAAGAGCAGGGCGAAAACCCCTATCTCATCTATAATAGCAAGGGCACACCGACGGGCATAAACGCACGGGCTATTTGTGACTATTTCGTAAACCGTGGGGACGTGTTCGTGCTTGGTGGTGAGTGCTTCCAGTATAGGGACGGGGTATATGTAGAGGCCTCCAGCTATGTGAGAAATACCATACGGGAAATGATCCTGCTGGATAACTTTATAACGCAAGCCCGAATCATGGAAGTGTATCGCCTCATCATTGACGATACCCGCATACAGAAAACCACAAGTGAGCTGAATACAAACAAGAAGCTCATAAATTTCAAAAACGGGGTATGGGATATGGAGCGAATGGAGATGCTTCCGCACGATAGCAAGTATCTCCAAACGGTTCAAATCCCTCACCCCGTGGGGCAATACAAGCCCTTTACCGAGACCCGGTTGTACCAGTTTTTCAAGTTGACAAAGCTGAAGAAGGAAGACATAAAGATGATCTTGGACTATATGGCCTACTGCCTAACTTTGGATTATGGCCTTAAGACCTTCATGATTCTTTGTGGTCAATCTAATACGGGTAAATCGGTGCTGTTACGGTTCATTGAAACCATGATAGGCCGTGAGAACACTTCGGCCCTAAGTATGCACGAGCTTTCTCAGCGGTTCTACCCCTCGCAACTGTATAATCGGCTCCTTAATTCGTGCGGCGATAATGGTTCGCTTCCTTTGTCCAGCATTGAGAACCTGAAAAAGATAACAGGTGGCGACCAAATCATGCACGAAAAGAAGGGTAAGGAACCGTTCTTCTTTGTACCTTACTGCAAGTTGATATTTAGTTTCAACCAACTGCCTTTACAGCTAGAGGAAAAGTCCAACGCTTTTTATAAGAGAATGCGTATTTTGTACATGAACAACGAACTTTTCCTGAATAACGAATACGTTAATGAGCTTTGCAGCGAAGAGAGCGTGGCCGAGGTTATACCCTACCTGCTGAGCTTGCTACCCGTGAAGGAGATACCCCGAACCCGTAACAGTAACCGCCTGGTTGAGGGGCTTCGACAGGACTCTGATAGCATCCACGCATTCCTGAAGAAAAAGTGTGCAACCGGGGCCGAGTACAGCGTAAAGAAAGAGGCCCTTTACGAGGCATACCTGGAATTTTGCATGAAGTCCGGACGTGAAAGCCATAAGAAGCACGGCTTTATGAGAAACATGAGATCCCTCGGGTTTACGGAGGGCCGTAGCTCTAAGGGCAGTTCTCGGGAACTTGTGTGGAATGGCGTAACACTAAAGGAATACCTAAAGAAGGAAAACCATAAAGGAGGATAACGCAATGAAGAACACTGAACTGCCGAAGGTGGTACAAGGTATCATCAAGGACGCTGTGACGAGCGGAAGCAAGGGGGATTATAGGGTGTACAACCTGTACAAGCAACGGCTCAACAGGGTACCCCTATCTAGCTATGAATATCAAGAAGCCGTGAAGCAACTTGCGACCGCTTTGAGGGTATGACCTATGGAAAGGACGCCTACACTGAACGAGACCAAGGGGCGGCAACTAAGCAACCTTGAGGCTCTACTTATCCTAACTGATAAGATGCTGTGCAAGAAGCTGGAGGAGAAGCCCAAAGCCGGGGTGACCCTGTGCAAAGGGCAACCTAACGAGCGGAAGCTGTCCTACCGGGAGGCTCAGGGTTATTTGCAAGCTCTACGAGACTACTTTGGGGCCTTGGGGTGCTTTTCCCTTGGGGTATGCGAAACCTGTACCAGGTACACGCCTGACCCCTCAGGGAGCCCTTTTGGGTCCTGTAGGACAGGTGGTAACATGGTGCATAAATGGCACAGCTGCGACAGGCATAGTAAGGAAGGGGGCGGGTATGGCCTATGAGCCGATATAAGTATGCCACCATAGATATTGAGACTACGGGGCTAAATCGTTTTAAGGATGACATAACTTGGGTCGGCGTTGGATTTGCTGAGGGGCTGGACACTGACGTAAAGGTAAAGACCTTTGACTTTTCCAAGCCCGATGGGGTAAAGGGCTTTCTATCTGCTGTGGACTATATGAAGCAGAACAAGCTGAAAACCGTGTTCCAGAACGGAAAGTTTGATACCCTGTTCCTGGAGGTGAAGCTAGGCATAAAGTTACCCATAAGCGAGGATATTATGCTTATGGGTACCGCCTACGACCTGTCCGCTGAGCATGGCCTGAAAAAGATGGCGGTGAAATACCTTGGCGTTGATGACTGGGATATACCCAAAAAAGAAAAACTAAATGGGCAATCCAAGTCCATACGGCATTATCTACGGTGCGATGTGCGGTATACTTGGCAGGTATTCCAATACTTTATGGAGCACATGGATGAACAACAGTTCAAGGTCTATCGCAAATTGCTACGTCCCGCCTATCTCATGTATAGGGACGTTGAACGGAACGGGGCCTATGTGGATATACCTGCCCTGCATCAGTGTCAAGAAAAGTACAAGACCATAGAGGCTGAGTGTCTCGCTGGTCTGGATGCTAGATACAAGATCAATTGGAACAGTAGTGGGCAAGTCGCTGACGTGCTGTTTGAAAAAGAGGGGCTTCCTGTTATCAAGAAGAGCAAGAAAACGGGTAAACCCTCGGCCGATGCAGCCGTTCTAAAAAGACTGGCCTCACAGGGGCATGAGTTGCCTCAACTGATCCTTGATTACAAGGCGGCGAATACCCTGAACAAGATGTTCCTAAATCGCTGGGAGGATGACCTAGGGCCTGACAAGCGTATTCACCCAAGTTTCAATTTGACCAACGTGGTATCGGGGCGGACTAGCTGCCAAAATCCCAACCTGCAACAGGTACCACGGACAAAGGACGTTAGGGCCATTTACAAGGCCCCGCCGGGGCGGTTGTTCTTTGAGGCGGACTATTCGCAACTAGAGCTCCGCATTGCGGCCGATTATGCAAATGACCCTACCATGCTGGATATCTATCGTAACAATGGTGATATCCATACCACTACAGCCAAACTTATGACCGGAGGTCGTGAACCAACTAAGGAAGAGCGTGGCAAGGCCAAAGCCGTGAATTTCGGTTTCCTATATGGCATGATGGCGAAGAAATTCGTTGACTATGCCTATAATTCCTATGGGGTTATATTCACCCTTGCAGAGGCCACAGAGTTCCGTGAAAAGTTTTTTGCTAAGTATGCCCGGTTGTTACCCTGGCACCACGAGCAGGAGCTAATATGTGAAGCTATGGGAGGCGTAGCAAACAAATTCGGCCGCTTCCGTAAGTTGCCCCTCATCTACTCCAGTAACAAGTGGGAACGGGCAAGTGCCGCCCGTAGAGCAATCAATACCCCGGTCCAGGGTACAGGGTCGGACCTCCTTATCTCTGCCGCCACCCAAGTACATAAGGAGCTAAAGGGCGAGGGGCTGAAAATTATAGGCACGGTGCATGACTCTATCCTAGGAGAATTCCCGGAGGAGTGTAAGGATTGGATCGTGCCTGAAATACGGCGTATCATGTTGCACCCTGCCACTATGGATGAGTTTAGGGTAGAGCTAAAGGTACCTCTTGACTGTGATATAGGCGTCGGCCCTTGGGGTACCCATTGAGAGCAAAAATTTTTAACAAATTTGCAAAAAAGGCTTGCAATCTAGGTTAGAGTGTGGTATTATACCATTATGGCAAGGCACCAAATACAAGGAGGAATATAAATGAGTTTAGCTAATCTGAAGAAGGGCGATACGGTCATCCTGCATATGTTTACGGGTATCGCCGTCGGCGTTAAGGAAGTCCTTGATGCTGATGAAAAGACCGTTACCATGGAGACCCGTGCTGGTGAGGCTAAGTTTAGCCGAAAGACTGGTAAGCAGATTGAACCCCCTGCAAAGAAGGAACGGTTTGCAAACTATATCACTGAGGACGACGGTTCTTATGTCCCCACTAAGCGGCCCAAGAAGTCCACCAAAAAGGCAAAGCCTGAACCCGAGTACGATGAGGACTGCGATAACGAGGATGAAGACGAGGCCCCTGTTAAGAAGCCCAAAAAGGCTAAGAAAGCAAAGAAGCCCGTTAAGAAGGCTTCTAAGCCTGAACCCGAAGAGGACGACTTTGACGAGGACGATTACGAGGAAGAATAATTCCTATTTCCCCTATATACAGGGCGGGGCGGTTATCGCCCTCCCTTAATGCAGCTGGTCCCCACCGCCATTATCATCACCACCACGATGACAGCCGGACCAACGGTGACAAGCCCGTGTAAATGCAGAGTCAAGGGAGGTTTGCAAACTAGGGGCCGGGTGCTAGAAATAGCAACAGACTAGTCCTTCTCTGTAATGGCAGTTCAAATCTGCTATGCCCGTGCCCCTCCCTGTGGGCCTTTAGTTCAACGGTAGAAGCCCCCGCTCATAACGGGGTAGTCGCAGGGTCAGCACCTGCAAGGCCCACCAAAGATAGGACGGCTATAAGATCTGTTAGAGTTGCTTTAGGGCCTCTTTCAGTTGCCTCTATCTTACCACGTGTTAGGTCGCGCCTAACTGATCTGAGACCGCTGGATTATGGCTCAGAAAGAATGGAAATGGTGAGTTACTCACTGCCTAGGAAGTGAGTAACTTACAAAAATCCTCAAATAGGGGTGTAGCTCAGCTGGAAGAGCAACAGGTTACTCTGTAGGCCGAAGGTTCAAGTCCTTCCACCTCTCTAAGGTCTTGGGCTGTATAGCTCTATAGGATCTCTCCTTTCTCCCATATCGGGCAACTCGTAAAAGCCTGAGTATAGGCCTATGTCCCCTTTAAATATCATCGGGTCATAACCTGAGCATAGGGCTGTATCTCCAGTGCAATTCTGGTTGAGTGCCATTCGCTGGTATGACGGAATTGGTAGACGTGCGGGCTTTAGGTACCCGTGTCATAAGATATGCAGGTTCAAGTCCTGTTACCAGCACCAAAGGGGGCATTATAACCCCCTTCCCCCTGTTCAGTGTTCAGTGTTTACCTCCATGTAAAAGGTACGGGGTACGAGTTATCTCTCTCTCTAGCTTGTACCCCGTGCCCCTCCTTGGGGCTGCACAACACAAGAAAGAAGGCGAATAATGAACATATCCTATTCACGGGTATCATCGTATATGCGTTGCCCATATGCCCATTATCTGGGCTATGAGCTAGGGGTAAAGTCCTCTAAACCTCAGCGGCCCTTATACTTTGGCACAGACTTCCACAAGTTACTGGAGGTTAGAAAAGACCCTATCAAGGTTGAGGGAACCAAAAACGAGATTGAGGAAGCGTTTTACGAGAAGATACCCGCAAAATGGCAAACAGACCTTGGAGAAGACTATCTCCAAAACCTGTTTAATATCTTTGATGACTACTGTGAAGTCTACAAGGATGCACCAAAGCCCACTATAACCGAGCAAGAGTTCAACCTGCCTATGTTTGAACACGATGGAGAACCTTATGTGTTTAAAGGCAAAATTGATGAGCTGTACAAAAGAAAGAGCCGTAGTACAGGCGAGAAGTTCTTGAAAGTAGGTGAGCACAAGACATTCAGCCGCCGCCCCGATAATAACACACTGGTTATGAACGCACAGAAGAACCTCTACGCTAAAGCGGTTCAAATTTTATACGGGGTTTTACCTAGAACGGTAATATGGGACTATATCTCAAGTAAACCCGCTCATCAACCCGTGTACCTTGAAAAGTCAAAACGCCTATCCACAGCTAGAGGGAATCTTGTTACTCCCTGGTCCTACCTTCGGGCTTGCAAGGAGAACGGGATAACTGATAAAGAAACACTTGCCAAAGCGGAATCGTTCCGTGGCAATGTGCCCGCTTTTTTCTTCCGGGTTGAACAGGACTACGACCCCCGCATGGTGGAGGAAGTATGGCAAGGGTTCCTATTCCAGGCAAAGCTCATTGCAAAGTACGGTCACAAGAACAAGACCAAAAACCTGACAAAGGATTGTAACTGGTGCGGGTACCGTGACATCTGCTACACCCAAATGACAGGCGGCAACCTAGAGCACCTGCTATACCAAAACTACAAGGTAGAACGGCGCATGGATATCACAAACGAAGACCGTCGGGCTGTTGATGAAATATTTCAACAGTTTGAGGAAGTAAACCCTAAAGACCTAAAGGAGGGGAAATAATGGGGCTGCTTGATGGCGTAAAGCCTATATCCGAGCTAGGGCAAAGAAAGCTAGTCGTCCTGTGGGGTAAATCCAACACGGGTAAGACAGCACTCGGGGCAACCTGGCCGAAGCCTATGCTATATGTCCAAATAGGTGACGACGGGGCGAATACCATTTCTGACGTAGAAGGTATTGATAGTCTACGCATTGAAACTACTAAGGACTTAAAAGACCTTCTTAAGGAAGCGTCTAACAAAAAGAAGTTTCGCTATAAGACCGTCTTCCTTGACACGTTTTCCATGTATACCAACGTGTGGGTTGACGAAAACGCTGTACAGAAGAACAAAAAGATGACTCAGCAACTTTGGGGCGATCTAAAGACTGATACTGAAGAGGTGGTTCGGCTGGCCCATAAACTGGCCCTCCGTGCTTGGGTTATTCTATCCTGTCACGAGGCAATGGATACTGTGGATGGCATGGAGGAGGAAATCCTGCCTGACGCAAGGCCCAACATGACCAAGGGCGCACGAACCTACCTTGAGGGTATGGCGAACTACGGGTTCCATACTACCCGCCTGAAAAAGGAAGTCATTGTTGACGGGGTGGAAAAGGAGCTTGTGAAGTATGCGGCCCATATCGGTCCTAACCCCTACTATTGGACCAAGATACAGGCCCCAAAGGGGACCAAAATTCCAGGCACCATGACAAACCCCTCTTTCTCTAAGCTGAAGAAATTGGGTATAGTGGGAGGCGATAACAATGAATGACAAGAATATTGTCATGTTTCATGCCCGTGGTGTAATCTACAACCGGGACAAGCAGGGCAACCCAATCAAGGGTTCTACCAAACGAGTTCTTCATGGCCGGGGTGTAGCAAAGGAAGGGCAAGACCTTGATGGAACGATTTTCCGTCAGTGTACCTACCTGCTCCCTTGCGACGCTATGACCGTGCGAACATACACTATCTAATACTAGGAGGAAAACAAAATGGCAAGAACTAAGAAACTGGACTTCACGGGTGTTGAAAGCTTCACCAAGGCTGCCGAGGGTATTCACACTGCAAAGGTCTCCGAAATCGTGGAGAAGACCACTCAGGGCGGGGACGATATGCTTCAGTTTGCCTTTGAGGTTATCAAGGGCGAGAGCAAGGGCTGCAAGGTGTTTGAGTCCTTTGTGCTGACGGACAAGGCCCTGTGGAAGCTGAAGTCCTTCCTTCAGGCTATCGGCATGAAGGCCGACGGTAAGCTCAAGATTGACCTGGACAAGCTGATTGGAAAGGTTTGCGACATTGAGGTCTTCTGGGATGAGTACAACGGTCAGACCCGTTGCAAGATCTCCGACTACTACAAGACGGGTAAGGCTGCTTCCGAGGATGACGACGATGACATTGAAGATGACGATGACGACGCCGAGGAAGAGGAAGCCCCTAAGAAAGCCCCTGCAAAGCGGGGCCGCAAGAAGCCCGAACCGGAGCCTGAAGAGGACGAGGAGGAGGAAGATGAGGACGAAGAGGAGGAACCTGCTCCTAAGAAGTCCAAGAAGGTTGCAAAAGCCCCGGCTAAGAAGACTAAGAAAAAGCCTGAGCCCGAACCCGAGGACGAGGATGACGACGAGGATGACGACTGGGAAGAGGACGACGACTAAACCCTTCCATGAGGGGGCCATATGGCCCCCTCTCCTGTATAAGGAGGTTTCTGTGGTAATACAAATACGAGGAACCAGTGGTTCCGGTAAGACCTACATTGTAAACCAGCTTTTTAAGAAGTACAGGTTCAAAAAGATAACCCAAAAAGGCGAAATTATGGGCTACTATTGCAGTAAAATGAACTTGTTTATTGTAGGTAAGTACGAGACAGCCTGTGGTGGATGTGATTCCATAAAGACACAAGATGAGATATGTCGTAGGGTTAGAAAGGGCGTATCTAACGGGTGGAATGTGCTGTTTGAGGGCCTGATATGTTCTCATATTGCTGCTAGATATGCTGAACTGTATAAGGAACTCGTAGATCAGAGGGTTGCTGTAAAGCTGGTATTTCTATCTACCCCGCTAGAAAAATGTCGTGAAAACATAAACCTAAGAAGGGCTAAAAAAGGGAAACCCCCTGTATTTGCAAAGAACACCGAAAAGGATTATACCAGCACCCATAAGTCAAGGGAAAACATGGCTGCTATGGGGGTACCCGTTGAGGATATGCCGATATATTCATCTAAAAAGACCCTAAAAAAAGTGGTGCTTTGGCTGAAAGAGGAGGAGAATAAAACTTAGTATGGAAATTCTCGTTAAAATGCACACGGACATCCCTGTCCCCGAAAAGAAGGACAAGTGTGACTGGATTGACTTGCGGGCCGCTGAGGATGTTGTGCTACGGGCCGGGGAATCCAAGCTTATAAGTTTGGGTATCTCCATGCAACTACCCGATGGGTATGGGGCCTTGCTAGTACCCCGGTCCAGCCTATATAAACGAACGGGCCTACTGCAAGCTAACAGTGTGGGGGTCTTTGAGTCCTCCTACTGTGGGGATGATGACGTGTGGGGTTTTTGGGCCTATGCGACTAGAGATACCCGCATTTACAAGGGGGACCGCATCTGTCAATTTATGCTCTACCCCCTGCCCCCTGCCCCTGCATTTAAGCAGGTTGATCACCTGCCCGGTGAGAATCGTGGAGGATGGGGTAGTACCGGGGTGAATGAATACACCCCTGGAAGTTCCAAAGTCACCAGGTACGTAGGGCCTGACGGTAGAACCTATGGCGGCGGTGGAGGTGGAGGTGGTGGAATCGGGTATACAGACAAGTATGGGAATGTCTACTATATCCCCGGTAAGACTGAGGTTAGACCGTATAAACCGGAGGGTAACTGATGATGGACTGTGTGGGCGGTCTTGCCTATCTTATTACAGCGATGCTTATCATAGCACTATACAAAAGAGACCATATAGGAATTGGGTTGTACCTGTTCCTTATCCTGATTCTGACTGCTTCATACTGTATATGGGCGTTCTTCATTTAAAGAGGTGACTATTTATGCTTATCGTTTTGGAGGGCTGCGATGGTGTAGGTAAAACTACCCTAGCCGATCTACTTTCTGAGCTCCTGGATGCAGGTGTTATCCATAGCACTAGGGAAACTCCTAATGACTTTGATTATTTTGCTGGTATCATTGAGGCCGCTAAGACAAGGAACATTATCGCTGACCGTTTCTTTTGGGGTCAGTTTGTGTATCAGGAAGCACACGAAAGAAAACTTTCCGCTGAGCAACTGCATGACCTGGAGCGGCAACTTGAGGACACTGGTGGAAAACTTATCTACGTGTATGCGCCTAAAAAGTGCATCAAGGAGCGGTTAGGTTTACGGGGTGAGGAGCTGTCTAAACCCCTTGAGGATATCTTACTTGGGTATCACCAATGTGTGAAGGCTGCACATTGCAGTTTTATCAGCTACAACACACTGACAGGAGGGACTGAAAAATGGCTACGTTGAAATTTGATGATGTGGGACTGCCCTGCTACGCAAAGACAGCGGACGACGCTTGGAACGTTTGGTTCCAGCGGTTGGTGGGACAAGCCGGGGCGGGTTCCTGTGCAACGTCCAGGGATGGCGTTGTTGTGGGTGAGTACCTTAATGCCGTCACGGTTATCAATGATCCTACCCGCAATATTGTAAAGAGCCCCGATAGAAACTTGCCTATGCGCTACGCCGTGGGTGAGCTGCTGTGGTACCTTTCCGGTTCTAACAGGGTGAAGGACATTTCGCAGTTCTCCAAAGTATGGGAGCGGTTATCCGACGATGGTGAAACTGTCAACTCTGCCTATGGATATCGTATCTTTGGCAAGTTTGGGTTTAACCAGTTTCAATTCGTATACGATGAACTTGACAAGAACCCCAATAGCCGCCGGGCCGTTATCCATATCAAAGACCCTGTAAACTACCAGGAGCACCCCTCTAAGGATGTACCTTGTACTGTATGCCTACAGTATCTCATTCGTGATAGGAAACTCCACGCTACAACTTACATGAGGAGTAACGACATTTGGATGGGCTTTCCGTATGACGTGTTTTCCTTTACCTGTTTTCAAATCCTCCTTGCTATGGAGCTAGGGGTTGAGGTAGGTACCTATACCCATATTGCGGGGAGCTTGCACCTGTACAAACGTGACTATTGTACGTGGCTAGATAAGCTAGGTAAGTAAGGGGTGATGGAATGCCTCAACTAAGCAAGATCCTTGTTAAGGTCATACGAAACGACGAATGGAAATGGGTCCACTTCTGCTATGTGTATTCTGATCTATACGATGAATTTTTCAAGTATACAGAATGCGAAAAATCCGAGTTTGGGGCATTCCTTTCCATGTGGGCACAAGGTGACTTTAACGAAAAGATGGGTATGTCAACCTTTGAGGACATCCAGCGTTTACGGTATCTGGTTGACAAAAAGTACAAGGACGAATATTCCGAGCTGTATGCCCTTAGTAAGGAAGAAAACCCTAGCATCCACGGGTGGATGAGAATGTGGGTTTCTCAGCATATGCGAATAGAAGTAGCTGCAAGAAAAGGAGACTAAACATGAACACACAAGAGAACACTGTAAGCAAAGAGGCAATGGGTACCCTGCCGAAAATCGTGGCCGTTGACTTTGACGGTACCATTGTTGAGGATAACTTCCCCGAGATTGGTAAGGAAAAGCCCGGTATGATTGATATGCTCAAAGCCCTGCAAAGCAAGGGGGTGAAACTGATCCTGTGGACGTCTAGGGACCATGACCAACTGCAAGCCGCCGTGGACTACTGCAAACGGGCCGGGTTGAACTTTGACGCCGTCAATGAGAACCTGCCCGAAGTGAGAGCTATGTTCAACAATGATACCCGGAAGGTATATGCTGACTTGTACATTGATGACAAGGGTATACCCGATAACATGGCTCCCGGCTTTTGGCTGCACCGCTTGGGCTTGCGGTACGATAGATTTGGAGGGATGCAAAGTGCCACTTGAGTCCAGCATCACAAATTCTATCCTTGGATACCTGAACTCCCTGCCCTATTGCAGGGCTGAAAAGGTAAAGGGTTCCAGCTCTAGCTCTGGTAGAGCTGATGTGAACGCTTGCTATAAAGGCAGGTGTATCCGGATAGAAGTGAAGACGCCTGACCACAAGAACAAGGCAAGCGCAAAGCAGGAGCATAATCTGGAAAAGTGGAGTAACGCTGGAGCCGTTATAATGGTCGCCTATAGCAGGAGTAGCGTTGAGAAACTAATCTACCACTTAGATCATAAGGATGTAGTAAACTTCACCACCCTGTATCTGTACGAGCGAAATGGTTGCATCTCATGGTTTACGATACCAAAGGTGAGACAATGAGAATAACGTTTGTACCTAACGAATACACCGTTAAGGAGATAGACCCAAAGATAGCTCAGAGGTGCGTAATAAAGTATCACTATCTTCATCGTAGGTGTTCTTGTTCTCAGGCTTTTGGTTTATACCGTTTTGAGGAACTTGTAGGCGTATGTTGCTTTGGGTCACCTGCTACAGACAGCATAAGAAAGGGTGTTTGTGGTAAAGAGTGTAAGGATGATGTGATAGAGCTTACAAGAGTCGTTTTGAAACAAAAAATAGGGCGCAATGCGGAGTCTTGGTTTATATCCAGGTGTCTCAAGATGTGTTGTAAGCCCATTATCATATCCTATGCAGACACGTCACAAGGACACGTTGGATATATCTATCAGGCGACAAACTTTCTGTATACCGGTTTATCCTCAAAGCATAAAGATTGGGTTATACTTGGAATGGAGGGGCAACACCAAAGGCATTTGTTTGATAGATACGGAGGTAGAGAAGAAGCAAAAAGAGTACTCGGGGACAAGATGATACAAGTGGATAGACCAAGAAAGCACAGGTATGTCTACTTTAATTGCTCTAAAGGGGAGAAAAGGCGTTATTTAAGACTTCTAAAGTATCCAATATTGCCATACCCGAAGGGGGTAGAGTAATGGAGATAAACGGCTTTGTATTTAAGACAAAGCCCTGGGAGCACCAACGTCTCGCCTTAGAATTTCTAATGCAACGGTCTTCCGGGGCTTTGTATACAGACATGGGAACCGGGAAGAGCAAGGTGATGATTGACCTAATCGTAAACAAGGGTTTTCAAACGGTCGTTATCGCTTGCACAAATAAGGGGTGCGAAGTATGGGTGGAGCAATTTAAGATGCACTCCAATATCCCTCCACAAAACGTCCTAAATTTGTCCGGGGTCGCTACCCCCAAAAAGGTACAGGCAATGTCCCAAAAGCTTGCACAACGCAAGCAGGGCGGTCTCAGGGGGACCCTGGTGGTCCTGGTAAACTATGAGGGCATATGGCGGGACAAGTTTGCCGCTTACCTGTTACGCAAGACAGTCCCTATAGATTGCGTGATTTGCGACGAGAGTCACCGTATAAAGTCCCCTGCTAGTAAATGCAGCCGCTTCCTGACACGTCTAGGGCGCAAGGTACCCAACAGGTATCTTGTAACGGGTACTCCGCTCGCAGAGAACCCGATGGACGTGTATGCTCAATACCGCTTTCTCGACCCGTCTATCTTTGGCACAAACTACACCCAATTCAAGGAGCGATACCAGAACATAGACCTCCGTCGCTCAATGGCTGTCGGGTATACCATATTGGACAAGAAGCAACCCTATAAAAACCTGGACGAGCTACGGGAAAAGGTGTTCTCCGTTGCCTTTAAGATACCGTCCAGTGTTAAGCTACCCAAGCAAAACAACCGGGTGAGGCATTTCTGTTTATCAGAAAAAGCAAGCCGGGTATACACCCGGCTATGTGAGGACGGTATCTTAAAGAATGGGGAATGGTATTGCGAAGCAGAGAACTCGTTGACCATGCAGATACGCAAAAGGCAGGTTGCAAGTGGGTTTGTGTCTACTGTAAACGATACCATGGATAAAAAGCTGTTCCGGCTGGATACAACTCGTAAAGAAACCCTAAAAGACCTCCTAGAGGCCCTAGAACCATCTGAGCCTGTCGTTGTGTTCGCACAGTATACCTATGACTTGCGACAGGTAAAAGCAACTTGTGAGGAACTAGGGCGGGGCTACAGCGAGCTCTCTGGTAGGGTGGATAGCGAGGCCGAATGGCAAGCAGGTGAGACGTCTGTGCTTGGGGTACAGTTTTCAAAGGGCTCGGAAGGTGTTGACTTTACCCGTGCCCGGTACTGCATATACTACACCATGACCGACCGCCTCGCCCTGTACCTGCAAAGTAAAAAGCGCATACACCGCCCCGGACAAACCCGCCCGGTTTACTACTTCCATCTTGTGGCTGATATGGCGAATGGCAAACCTACCATAGACAGCACCGTGATAGAGGCTGTACGGCTGAAACGTGACATTGTTGAGTATGTGATGGAGAAAGAAGAGGCCCCGTAGTGGGGCCTCTTCTTTTTAACACACCTTGCACCGGGTAAGCACGGTTTCCTTTACTCCTTTGTACTCCTTCAGCTCCTTTACAGTGCCCTTAATGCTGACGGGCTTGTCAAGGTCCAGATCCTTAGAGGTTTTCCAAACCAGGGTATCACCCTCGGGCGTGGTAAACTTGTAGATGAAACTCACTCCCCATTGAGTATCGAAGCCAGCTACGCACTTCCCAGTCACTTCCTCAAAGCTGACCTTGTCACCAACCTCACCAACATACCGGGTTTCGGGAGCGATGGAAGCAAGATACTTGTCGTTGATATCCTTCACATAGTCCTCAACCAGGTCATGGTCCAGGTTGTAGCGATAGGCCCCATATTCGTTCGTTTCAACAATGGGTTCCCCGTAGGGGGTCTTAGTGTCAACGCTGATCTCGTGGACGGGGAAGTTCTCAGGTTTGATGCTGAAGTGCCATCCAATAGTGCGATTGAACTTTGCCCCTGCTTCTTTGAGCTGATCCTTGATTTCGTAGGTCTTGCCGAGAACAATCCAGGTCTTTCCCTCAGGGCTGAACCCTTCCTTCTCCAGCCAAGCGGGGTTTTGTGCCAGAGCTTCCTTGTGCTTGCGAGCAAACCGCTTTTCCTTCAGGATCTTGTGATATTCCTCCGTGTAGACCTTGAACTTTTGGGCACCATCACCGGATCCCATGCACTTGAAGCATACACCATGGTCCACGTGACCGAAATAGGGGATGATACCCGAGCCGCCGCACTTGGGGCAACGGCTGTCAATGTACCAGTGGGTTCCGTTTTTGTCAACCTTGATAAGACTGATTGCCTCACCCTCAAACTTGGTGAAGTCGTTGTTCGTTGCTACGTATTCGTTCATGATCTTGTCCTCCGTTCAGTGTTTGGGTTTGTTTTACTGTGGTTATTCTACCACAGAATACAGAAGAACGCAAGGAGTTTCTTGAAGATTTTTCAAAAAATTTTGAGGGGGCTACTGCCCCCTCTAGTTTAGCATATGTCAACGCCGATCTCTTTGGCCTTTTTGCGATAGCATTCATGCAGCTCGTCTTGGATAGATGCAATGTACACGTCACTAAACCCGGTTACTTTTAGGGTAAGGAAGAGACGATCCAAACCCTTCAGCTCCATATCAACGTCACACACTAGGCTTTTCACCTTGCAGTAGTCAGCCACATGACCCATATCAAGCAGGGCTTTAGCACAGCTCTCATATAGTTCCTTGGTCTCGGCTTCCCAATCGCTGTATCGGGTAAAGGCTTTCTCAATGGCCTGAGTCCTAACAGTCTGAGTAACGTCAAAGCGGGTATACCGATACCAGTCATCGGGAATTTCCTTGGGGCGGTATACTTCCAGCTCGTTCAGCAGCTTGTTATGATGGTTGAGATAGTACCGCTTTAGAGCTCGATGTTCCGCAGACTCAGAGAGGTACTGGTACTCGTGCATCCGTTTAAAACCCATCAATCCGAGAAAGTCAAATAGATCGGCCATTTGGTCATGAAACATGAGGGCCGAAACCTGGTGCGAGTTAATTATCTGAAAAATTTCAGAGCAAGTGGTACTTTCGGATACCTTAATCACATGGTTCTCCATCACTTATCACCCTTTCTATGCGTTCTAATTTAGTTAATACCCTATCTAGCTTTTCTTGCATCTCACCCTGTTCCTTGTGCTGGTCTGTATTCTTCTCGTAGTTCAGCAGTCCCATAAAGGTATTGAAGAGTGCAATGTAGTCAAAGGGGTCGCACCCGTTGTCGTTCAACATAGGTTAGGCCAGCTTTAGAGCACCAACACAAATGTGAGTGACGTTACCAGCCACACCGGAAACACGTAGGGTATAGACAGGGTGATTCACGCAACATGTCTGGACCTGCTGATCGGTTTCCACATGGAGGGTGCATAAGTTCCCAGAGGACACGACATTCTGTGCTATTGCACAGGGCAGGGCCACACCGTTTCTATAGAGCTGGACTACGACTGTACCCGCTGCCGTAGGGTTAATGGTAACGTCTGCCGACAGGCGATACAGACCAGACTTTTCAATTTCAATACTGCCCGGGTTGAGCTCAATGGAGACCCCGCTGTTTACGACAGGGGTACCCTCCAGGGTGATTTGTGTACCAGCAGCCGTGAATGGCTGAGTGATGTCGTTGTAAACCCTAACGCAAGACTTTGCATAGGGGTTTCCGCAGTTGCAATTTCCGCAAGACATAGATCAATCCTCCTTCTTTAGATCGGCGATAGTGGGCTGAATAGGGCTTCCAAACCCGTTAGTCATGGCTTCTAGGGTCTTAGTGAAGTAGCTATCGGAGCTTTTATCCAGATTCTCGGCCTTGCTGCAGATGTCAATATAGAAGCCAAGGTCGGCTAGAGTAAGCTTATCCACACGAACTTCCTTCAGTGCGGAGATAATCTTTTTCTTAATCTCTTTCACAGAGCATTCCACCTTTCAAGTAGTTTCAAGTAAAGGGGAGGGCCTACGCCCTCCCCTAGTATGAGCGTAGTTATACGCAAGCTGTGCGGTTATTAGGCCGCACCACAGCACCCGCCGCCGAGGGTGTTCAGACCATTCAGACCGAAGGGATAGGCTGCATAGGGAGAAGCGGTCAGGTAAGCGGGGACAGGCACGGGCTTGAGCTGGTTGACCAGATAAGCGTTCTGAGCGCACTGACTATTCGCCAGCTTTGCGTCGGTAAGCTGATCTCTAAGGTCCTGCATGGTGTTCGCATTGATGAGGGCACGAGTGGCCTCGCCATCGCTGCGAATTGCAGTTACAATGTCGCAAGTGTTCCGTGCGTTCTCATACCGGGTTGCGTCAATGTTCCGGTTGGTCTCACAGCAACAGCTCTGCATAGCATACCGGGAGTCGTTGATGTTCTGATTCACCCCGTCGAAGCCCTGAGCCACAGTGGAAAACCCGGTGCAAAGGTCTCTCTGAACACCAGAGAAGCCATTGAGCATCCCGGTATTCATGGCGTAGAAGCCGTCACAGAGGCCGGACTGAACACCTCGGACACTACTTTCCAGGTTCTGGAAGTTCATGTCCTGACATAGATCGGCCCGGGTGAGTGCTCCCTGAGTTGCGGCATTGTTGCCACCAAAGCCACCCCATCCGCCATTGCCCCAAGCGAGCAGGAAGAACAGGAAGAACACCATCCACATACCACTGCCCCAAGTGTCATTGTTGCCGTTGCCCTGGTTGGTGGTAAGGATAGCCTCAGCGGGAGTCATGCCGCCGGAAGTCGCCATTTCCATTCCCATAGTTAAAACCTCCTATAGATTAAAATATGCAAAGTGCATGAGCACACTTTACCAAACCGTTAAAAGTGAACCGGGCCGCACCCAAAAGACTGTTGAAACTGCTGGAGGGCCTGGTTTATATCAATACCCCGTTGCTGACAAAGGTTCTGTGCTATCCGTTGCACCTCGGCCGAAGTTTTACCTTGTGCCATTTGCTGAGCACGTTGAAACAAGGGGTTTCCTTGGAACTGTTGCATCATCATCTGCATAGGGTTACTTCTTCCGCTTAGCATCCCCATCATTTGCATCGGGTTCATTACGCACGACTCCTTCCTTTATTTTGTCCGCTACGGCGTTTATTTGGGCCTGTAAGGTAGTTACCGCCTGGTTGAACTCAGACCGCATTACAGGCGGCTCAGACGGCTGTGGCGAGGTATTTGCGGTGGTTGCTGCACCCTGCTCGGCAAGGTTGTACACCTTTAGGATAGCCGCACCGTCTAGCCCGATCTGTTTGGTGTATATGGCCTTGTGAGCCTGGTCGATAAAGTAAAACACGGAGCCGTCAAGGTCAATCATGGCTGCATTCGCTTCCTCGTAGCTGGAAACAGGACGGCCTTTCAGCACAGGAGCTGTCTGCTGTCCTTGGGGCTGCTGAAACCCCTGCTGCATCTGTGGAAACTGCTGATACTGTTGCTGTTCCATCATGGCTAGTCTCTGTTGCGGCCCGACCATAGCGCTATACATAGGAGGCATAGCTGATTGAACCGGGGGACTCATAGAATATGGGTACATGGGGTACACCCCTTTCAAAGTTTGCATTTTCGCATTTCAATGAGGCGACAGAGTATACCATACCGCCCCTCTTCCTTATACCGACGTATAATTTCAAGGGCCTTCTTTTCCGTGTAGCCGTATTCCCATTGGATTTCCTTGCATACCACACGCTCAGGATAAAGCATACTGTCACCTCCTTATAACTATAGGGTATAATAAAAGACCCCGTTGCAAGTATATGCAACGGGGCCTGTAAAGGTACCAAAAGTATATTAGAGATCTCTAAGCCACTGCCAGTCAACCACGTAAGAGGTTTCATACTTGTTTACCCGGTACAAGGCATTGCAGATGAACTCACCCTCTTCTGTTACCTTTGGCAGGATAGCGTAGACGTAGTCACCACGGGTGATGTTCTTGCAGGTTGCTTGGATTCTTTCAATGGTCTTATCGTACTTCATGGTATTTACCTCAAAAGTTTTTGTTTGCCCTCGTAACCTCCGGGGCGGGTGACTGCTATTTACATGGTAAATGCTACTGCGAAGCTATGTCTACGGTCAGGCAGGAACACACTCAGTTGGACGTAGAAGGGGTCTCCGTCGTAGTCCTCCAAGTCATACCCGATGTCACACTTGACCTCGACAAAGCTAGGGAGATTAGGGTCTATGCGGTAAGTGTAGCTAACCAGCTCACAGTCTGTGCGTCCGCTGTATTCGTTTGCGGCCTTTACCACTTTCTTGACCTCACTCTTGAGCAGGGTTTCAAACTTCTTTTCCTTCATTGTAGTGTCCTCCTTAGTGTTTGGGGTGTTCCCCTTTGTTGATACTATAATACCATATCCTATTCTAGAATGCAAGAGTTTTCTTCTAAAATTTGGAAGAAATTTTTCTCAAAAGAAAGACCCGCCCATAAGGGCGAGTCTTTCATATAAGTGAGCCTAGTTTCTTCAGAGCCTTCTTATGGCGTACCTTCACCGCAGCTTCGCTAAACCCGAGCGTATCACCGATGTACCGAAAGTCCTTTTCTTTTAAATAGTGCAACCGAAGAATTTCTTTATCGGTATCACTTAGTGTGGACTGTTCAAGTAATCCCTCAAAGGTTGTGATTTTGCTTATGGCTTTTAGCTTGCGCCGGGTTTTGATGTGGTCTGTCACCCAAACCACCTCTCACTTCTTGCCCATATACTTTCCGCAAGTGGGGCAACGCTTTTGTCCTGCCCCTTTAGAGCTGGAGGCTTTGGAGCGGGTTTTGGTAACTGTGACTGTCTGCTTTGCCTTTGCCATCAGTCACCCGCCCCTTCGTTATGCACAGCGTTATCTTTATACTGATTCCCTTCTATGTTGTTTATTTCAGCACTGTCGCCCTCAACTTCTTGCGTCGTTGTAGTGGTGATAGTTTCGGTTTCCCATTGACTTTCGTACCATAGGAATCCGCATAAAATAGCAGCATTCAAGCACAAGCTAAGGATCAGCGCAATGAATAGCCGCTTGTTATTTTCTTTCTGGTGCTGTAGCATCGTCATAACGATACGGTTAAGAGCTATACTCTGGTCTAAGGCTTGTTCCTCATCCCGGATAGAATTTGGATTTTGAATCCTGTCTTTCTGCACGATATCACCCCTTAGTCATGGACTTAATTGCTTGGAGCAGCTCAATTAGAACTTCTCTGGTTTTGTTGCCATCCTCTACAGCTTTTTCTAGGCTTTTAAGTTGCTCATCATGTGAGCGAACCATAAGATCTAGATTATGCTGACTTGTTACGGAGGTTTCTAGTTTTTGGTTGATGGAAGAAATACCGTCAAGGGCCTGATTGATCTTTGTTTCTAAGGCCCCATTTCGCTCAGCCTTTTCCATCCTACCGGAAACAAAAGTTAGTATACCTATAATACAGACAATCACACCTGCGATAAAGGTTACAGTGGAGGTATCCATAAACTACCCTCCTTAGATTAGACCCTTTCTGCCTAGCACAGTAACCACCTGGACCCGCTCCATAGGGACTCTAGGGTTTGTACCATCCACGATACCCTGTTCCTTAGCTTTGGTCCAGTAGCCCTCACTCTTACTGTAATCAGGCTCAGGGAGAGTCTTAGCGTGATTCATGGCTTTAGTGTATAGAGTATATGCCTGTTCGTCCGTCATCTCAGAGAGTAGTTTGGTAATATCCACTTCCTCTTCCTCCTTAGTCACTGTAGTCACTGTGGTTGTAGTACCTGCAAGACGTTTATTCACGGTCTCTGCAATGGCCCCTTCCCGGCTGTAAAGGTACTCACCCGGACAGGCTTTCGCCGCATAGTCTCTATGAGCGGTCATATTGCAACCATTTAGGTGATTTACCCGGTCATTCTTGCTAGTAGACCACACAAGTTTCTTAATACCGTTCCGCTTGCATATATCAGTAAGCAGGTCAATCAGAGCGTTATAGGCTTTATCTGTAACCTCAGTACCCGCCGTATTACTAGCAACCTCAATCGTGACCGCTCTGTGGTCGTTGGGTTTGTCGCTGGTACACCACGACTTGTCAGCCTCATTCACCCCCACGGCGATAGACCCGTCTCCACCCACGGCGTAGTTGCAAGAGGCCCCGTTTTTGGCATCGTAGGTTACAAAGCGGGAACCATCAACAATCTGTTTGGCAGTGTTATTTTTGTTACCAGCGGTACAGTGGATAGTCACTGTATCAATAGCATGGGTCCGGGTGCTGTGGTTGGGGGAAATGTTTGTGTACGTTGCAAGAGAGCTATTAGCCATTGTTACCACCGCTCTCTGTATCAACCTCAGGCAGACCCGCTAGAGACGTGGCCATAGAAGTCACAGCCATAAGAGCCGCAGTACCTAGCACCACTTCCCAGTCCACCCCGGAAATGGTTGCCGCCGCAGGTATAAGGGATACGACTCCCTGGAAAAATGACTTAATCGCACGGATACCCGCCGCCTTAAACCATTGTTTATTCATGCTTTTCACTTCCTTACTTATTGTAGCATAAACACTTTAGTCTGTAAAGCGTTTTGTTTTAAGGGGGCCGAAGCCCCCTTAGTTAGGTCTCAGCCGTGCCGCCGTACTCAGTGGGAACTAGCTCAGGAAGTCCACTGTCAATCAGGATTTCCGCTACCTTCCCCTTTAGAGTGGTGGGAACCTGGTCAAACTCAGTCTTACCGAGAATCACACGTTGTGCAAAAAACATAGCCATCATTTCTTTTCCTCCTTGTGGTAGTAACTTTATGATAAGGCTCCATAATAGGCCCTGTATCATCTTAGTAAATCTCCAAAGCCATCTCTGCAATGCAATCTTCCAGAAAATCACTTCTGTCAGATTGCGCTTGCACTTGGGCCTTTAGGAGCTTGTTCTCTTCCTGTAGGGACTCAAGGGTAACAGGGGTTTGAATGGTACTAGATGTGTCCTCAGATGTATCATCAATGGTTCTATGCTTAGTCCAAACCCCGTTAAAAAATATATCACCGATATAGATATCTGTATCCACTTTAACTGCTCCAATGGAGTCTGCAAAGTCTAAGTCTGCCTCAATGATATTTGTACAAACACCCTCTGAATCAATTATTGCATAACGCATTGACTTTCACCCCTTATACGCCATATACAAAGCAAATTCCAGCACCGCCAGAAGCTGATGCGTAACGATTACCAGCACCACCTCCACCACCAACGCCACCTTTCCCGGCATAGCTACCCCCTTTAGTAGCTCCACCGCCGCTCCCTTCCCCTCCATCTACTGTAGAACTGTCTCTACCATCACCACCAGCGTCTCCACCTCCGATGGAATACCCCCAAGTGTTAGTATCACCGCCGCCACCTCCACAACCATATAACATTAGATTATAAGGGTTTAAGGGTAGATAGCCATCGAAGCCACCACCTACTCCAGCAGATGTTGATTTGCCTCTTTCCGCCCCATAGAAAGTGCCAGAACCACTTACACAAGGGCCACCAGCAGACCCTCCATCAGCTCCAAGGTAGATGTTACTACTTGAACCATTTATACCACCTTCACCACCAGAAGCAGAATAAGTGACCCCATTTACTATAACTGTAGTGGTCCCTCCAGTGCCTCCACGGGTACCAGAGCTGGAGCTACCAGAACCCCCTGCCCCAATAGTTATTGTAATAGTCTGCCCAGAGGATACAGGAATGTTTTCAAAAAGTTTACAGTAACCCCCTGCACCACCACAGCACCAAGTACCATATCCACCACCACCGCCGCCACCTACAACATATAAGTCAATGTACTTTACCCCAGAGGGTACTATAAAGGTTTGGGATGATGTAGCCTTTAGCAGTTCTGACTTATTCAAACAGTTCCAAGGGATAGTCTTTGGGCTTATCCACTTGTCATCCGCTGTACCCGCTAGGGCCTCTTCCTCAGTGGCCTTGTCAGACAGCTTTACACATTGGTCAATCTGGTTCTGGAGGTTTGTAGCTACGTCTCCAGCGAGCTGAGATTGGATGTTGGAAAACCACTCTTGGAAAGCCGTGTCATACTGAGCAAAGAGATTAGTAGTGTCTATACTTTCCACCGCACCAGTGACCCAGCCACACACGGAGGAATCAGACCGCTTGTCTGTGATAGCACTTTGGGAAATGCTGGTAACACCTTTTGCCACCGTAACAGTAGCAAGCATCAGCTCATAGGTTTCCGTGGTTTGTGTGAGTGTCGGGGCCTTGGGGCTTGCCGCCGCTGTACCCGTTAGTACTGCCAGTTCCATGGAACGGCTGGAATTGACCCACCGCAGGACGATAGCGTCAATACGGTTCAGGGAGCCATTCGCCGCCGTGATAGTCAGGGGGTAGTCCCCATCATTTTTGCAGTAATACCCGTTAATCCAACCATAGCCAGCGGACACGTTGACCTTCATGGAGGTGGGACTTGTCGCAACGACTTGGAGCTGAGTTGCAGGGGTAGGAAAAACACCATTAGAAACAATCAGGGAGAAATATTCCGCAAATTGTTCTGCATCATACGTTCTGTCGTACTCACCGGAAGAGCTATCAAGTTTTGCATTGAAAAAGCCATACGAAAGAGCCATATTATCCCTTCTTTCTTACGAGTTGTGTAATAGTTGGGGCCGCATTGCCTAGGGTAAGAGTCACGGTATAGGATTCTTCATCCCAGGCCCGTTCAACCTCCGTGACTTCTGTGCTTATTTGCACCCGGATTTTCTTGTCCTGAACCGTGATTCTATCCCCCAAAAAATAATCCTCGCCGTAGGTGTATGCCCTTGCACCCTGCATCCGAATCTGCGAGTTGAAAGCCTCCACCTTTAAACACTCTGTCAACTTTTCCTTGCCCCGTTCTTGGAGCATGGGCAAGTAAACAGAATCCTCTAGGGTGACATCTTCTGTGCCTGTTTCCGTTTTAGTCTCAGGTACAGAGTCCACCCATTCATAGTAAGTTTCAACCGTGGTTCTTTTTTCACCTGTATCAGGGTTAGTCAGGGTCTTAGTCTCAGTAACCTTGACCTGATAGGAAGTACCACTCTTATTAGTGTCCCACTCAACATAGGTAGTGACCTTTTCCATGTCCCAGGTCTCATAATCCTGTATGTCACGGGCATCAACCCAAAGTTCCCGACGATCCAGTCCGCTCTCCGTGTTATTGACGGTTGCCATGCGTCTATTGGCATCCTCACCCGCACCACCTATGTAAGCAGTATTTAGGTATGCCGTGGTATCCATGCTGTAATCTGAGCTTAGTATATCGCTTAGTTCCGTAGAGAGCATTACAACGGGGTTTCCACTTTGCTCTATGCTTCTGTCAACCCCGGAGAGAACGGTAAAGGCACAGGTTTTGTTAGGCACGTCATTGACAAGTCGTACAGACAGCCCGTTAGCGTTCCCCAGGTCTTGTAAGGCTGTAAGTAAGGTATCACCCCGACTGACTGTTACAGACGTACTAGGGCCTAGCAGAGTCTGTGACGTGCTGAGGGTGACGTGGGGGAGTACCCTTTGGGTGACTGAGGGATTTATCACGTTCTGGTTGACCACGGCTCTCATTGTATTGGATAAATAGCCTGTCGCAACATAGGCCTCCCACACTACTCGCCGTTCTAACCAGCACTCATTAAACCGCCCGGAAACGGACAGGGACAAGGCCCCTTCATCGTCCATCTCTTTGGTCACAGTCTCAATCACCCCTAGGGTATCCTCACCTATCCAAAGCAGATTTTCCGCCTGTAAAAGTTCGGCGTTGTCATCTGTGAGAGGTGCGTACAACTCAAAACCGCCCACGTCGTTAAACCGTTCTGTCCAGGTTAGAGCCGTCATCTGGTTAATGAGGCCCAGGGGAACCAGGTCGGGAGAGAGGACGGTCACGCTTAAATCTATCACTCGTCCACCTCCAGATAACCCGGCTCAAATCTAATGTTGATTTCCAGCATATCAAGGCCGGAATCTGCATTATACTGAATGTAGTTCAGGCCCTGCCCCAAGGTCAACCAAGAAGAATCAAAGGTACGATACTGGAAATAGTTGCTTTCCTCACCGTTTACAGAACCTGTAACTTTTCTATATCCCTCTCTTGTGTCAACCCTTATCACCTCTCCAACGGTCATGGTCTTGTTGATTTGGATAAAGGTTTGGGTCTCAATGTCAGTCAAGGAGGGGTTTACTACCGTTCCATAGGCTTTAAACTCGACAATGTACCCTACAGGTAGGTCCCCATCGTTTGTGACCTCAGCGATTTGGGAGGGCTGTCGTATACCCATTTGGATACCCTCGCCCTCTGGGATAATCAAGGGGAAGTGAAACAGGTGCTTTGTGTAGGAAACCAGGACATTCTGTTCGTCCGCATCCGTAAACATAGGGTATGGACAGTAACCAGTAACCAGGAATTTTGAGATTAGCTCATTGTTTTCCTGGTATGTCACCGAATAAGCAACGGAGGTTCTAGGGTAAAACTGAATTTTCTTGCCATTTGCATAGGCTTCGAGCAAGTGTTTGGGGTTTACCAGGCGGTTAAGCCGCTTTTTCATTTGGGATACTGAAATTGCATCCCACCCGGCTACATATCCAGTTATTTGGATTTGCCGGGGTTCCAGAGTGGTATTGTAAACAGTTTCGCCCACTTGGTCGATGAACTTATAGCTGTGGTTAGTACCTTCTACTTGTCCAAAATCAACCTCATCTAGCCAATATTCACCCGTGGTTTTGTTGATACTGATTTCTGTATCTAACTCAGTGTTTCGTAGTACCACACTTTCAATCAATATCAATCACCCCTTTACCGATAACCTAGGGCTAATTCCTGTTTCACCCGTTTAAATTCCCGTGCCGCCTTGACAGGTGTCAAGGCCGTGGGGGAATAGAAATTATAGGTATCGCCTCCACCAGTGCTACCCCGGTTATATGCCTGGTTCTCTTCCTTTGTTAGGATTCTTTCGCCCTCATGGATTTGGGCCACCATGTCTCTAGGCACATAGTCAATACCACTCGCAAAGGTACCACCCGGCCCAGTGCCACGGGACGCACCAGAGATACTAGAGGCCGCACTGGAAGCCTGACCCCATTGTCCTTTAATCCAGCTCACTTTGTCCGTGACCCAGCTAGTAATAGATTCCCAAGCGGATTTAAAACCACTTAGAAGCTGGTTAATGATATTTGCACCCGCATTATACAGGGCGGAACCGATACTCTTTACCGTATCAACAATACCCTGTATCTTATCACTAAACCAAGTAGTGATAGTCTCCCAAACGGAAGAAAAACCCTCCTTGATTTTATTAAAGGCCGTGGTTGCCGCATTTTTCAGGCTTGCTCCTATATTTTGCAGAGTAGAAACCAGAGTATTCAAAAAGGTACTAAATGCTGTCTTGATTGCGTTCCAAATGCTCTCAGCCGTAGACTTAATAGCGTTCCAGATAGTGGAGAAAAGGTTTTTTATGGACGTGAATACCGTTGTTGCCGTGGTGCTTATCCCGTTCCATATAGTGGTTAGGAAAGACTTAATAGCGTTCCAAACCGTGGTTGCTACGGTCTTAATACCGTTCCACGTGGTAGAGAAGAAACTAGATATAGCACTCCATATACTTTGGGCCGTGCTGGACAGGGTATTCCACAAGTTAGTCATAAAGTCAGATAGGGCCGTCCATATAGACATACCCGTCTCATAAATGGTAGTGAAAAACCCTGTAATAGCCTCTACCACAGTCTCAACGATAAGCTTAATTGCCTCCCACAGGGTTTCCCAGAAATTACGGAATCCCTCACAGTTGTTCCACAGGTAGATAAATGCGGCAACCATGGCCGCAATACCCGCCACAATTAGGACTATGGGGTTTGCAGACATGATTGCAAAGAGCTTGCTAAAGGCAGAACCTACCTTGCTCACTGTAGAGACGATGCTACCAAAGCTGTTAATCATCTTCCCTATTTGAGTGGAGATACCGCCAATAACCAGTAACACCGGACCTACTGCCGCCGCTACTAGTCCTAGGGCAACAATAAACTGTTTCGCCCCATCGGACAACCCATTGAATTTTTGAATTAGGGTCGTGATAAAGTCTGCTATGGAGCGTATCATAGGCATTAAAACCTCACCTATGGAGATAGCCGCACCCTCTAGGGCAGATTTTAACTGATTGATGGACCCTTCTAGGTTATCCTGCATGGTTTCAGCCATCGTTTCAGCCGCACCATCGCAATCATAAATAGCATCGGTGAGCTTGGCATAGTCCTCGTCAGAAGCCTGAATAATGGCAAGCATACCAGACATAGACTCTTTACCGAATAGGGTACTTGCCGCCGCTGTCAGTGTAGCCTCGTCTAGGTCGCCCATGTTGTTTCTCAGGTCATCCATGACCTCGCCTAGAGATTTCATTGACCCATCTGCATTGGTGAGACTGATATTGTACTCATCCATAATAGCTTGCATGGAGGACGTAGGAGAGGCCAGGTTGGATAGGGCTGTTTTAAGGGTTGTACCCGCTTGAGACCCCTTAATACCAGCGTTAGCCATCAGGCCCAGGGCTATGGACGTATCCTCAGCGGTATACCCTAAAGCGCCCGCAACGGGGGCAACGTATTTGAAAGACTCACCCAAAAGGGAGACGTTTGTGTTTGCGTTGGAAGAAGCTGCTGCTAGGACATCGGCAAAGTGGGAAGAATCAGAAGCCGATAGACCGAAAGCAGTCAAGGCATCAGTCACGATATCCGACGTTGTGGCAAGGTCTTCACCGGAGGCTGCTGCTAGGCTCATCACGCCAGAGATACCGTCTAGCATATCTTCCGTTTTCCATCCAGCCATTGCCATATAGCTCATAGCATCAGCGGCCTCGGATGCAGAAAATTGGGTGGTCGAACCCATTTCCTTAGCTTTGTCTCTTAGGGCCTCTAGGTCATCACCAGTAGCCCCAGAGATTGCGGCCACGTTGGACATGGAGGAATCAAAATTCGAGGCCGCTGTTACTGCTGCTGTACCTACTGCCACAAGGGGAGCAGTTACCCCGAGCGTGAGGGTTTTTCCTGCTGTGGTGAGAGTTTTACCGACTGCTGTGAATTTATCTGCTGTCGTAGCAGTATTGTCTTGAAATACTTTCAGGTTTCCGGTTGCGGATTTTATACCAGATTCAAAGCCAGAAGTGTCCAGCATTAAATAACCAACGGCGGAACCTACGTCAATAGACATTCCCTCACCTCCTTAGTCGTACTGTGCATAAAGCTCGGAAAAACTGGTATAGTGACGATTAAATTGGATTTCTTCACCCGAATCTAGCTTACTCATTATTAAATGGCAAGCCTCGTCAAGGCAGTATGCAACATAGCTATCATAGACCCCTACAATTTCGGACGGGAGCTTTTTATACCTTTGCGCTACTCCCAGAACTCGCATTATCTCCGGGCTGGATACGAAAGGTTTCTAAAGCCTTCACCCCCGACTGTGCGTAGTTAAACACGAACATGAGCTGGTCATCGGTGAGCCGAACCCCTGCATCCTTGATGTCCTTATAGGTAGGATCCAGGAAGCAGTCTTCGCAAAAGATATCCAGCACGTCAAAAAGGTCCTTTAGTGCCGCCTTATTCTTGGAGTCCACCGCTTTACCGGAGAATAAACCGTTTGCCGTGTTTAGGAGAGAATTAGGAATCTTGCCCTTTTTGGCAAGATCCAGCATGGAGGGTCTACGCAACCGGGCAACAAAGGGCTGACCCTCGGCGAAAGGGGGAAGCTCAACGATTTGGCCCTCGCCATACCCGGAGAGCTGAGCTAAGGTAGTAACCTGTTTTTCCATCATTTACCCCCCCTTAGCCGCTGACCTTGGGCAGGTTTTCGGGCTTGATATAACTGATCTTGTAGGGGGCCTCGTCTTCCTTGGGCGCACTGTTAATGGTGTACTCAGGGGCACGGAAAGCACCGTCCTCACTGCTAAAGCCCACGGGAACACCCTGACAGTTCGGATAAGTGATAACCTCATACCCGGTGATAATGCCAGCGGTATCGTAGATAGCGGAATACGCCTTGAGCTCGCAGGGGGTACCCTTATCGCTAGAACCTGCCACAGGGGGCGTATAGCTTGCCACGCCAAAGCCTGCATCCGTGTCGCTCTCAGTGGTCTGATCGGAGCTAGTCCAGTATTTAACCGTGCCACCCTGTAGGATAACCACTAACTCAGGGTTGAGCACGTTATCGGTCAAGGTGATAGTGTTACCAGTTACCGTGGTAGTACTAGGCTTTTGGGAGATAAGTCTACCCTTAACAATTAGTTTGACCGCATCTTCCGTCTCAGTCTGAGGACTGATAGAGATTTGGTTAGCCGTATCTAGGGCAATTTCATTTTCGGACCCCTCAGGCTTGACGGTCACAAGAACAACGTCAATCGTAGGAATTTCATGACCCTTTTTCATTGCCATTGCTACTCCTCCTTATATTTTTCTATAGTTTCGGTACTGTATGCTCACCATGTGCCCGTTTACTGTATCGTCGTAAAAAGAGGCTAGTTCGGTATGTGTGGGCATTATCATAGGCTCTAGCCTTTTCATAATTTCTTTAACCCGGCCCACGTACTTTTCTAGCTCGGTGAATCGGTTTTTCGGTACATAACACATGATGTCATACAGGGCTTGCACGGAGCTGAATTGTTGGTACCGTGTTACCCCGGCATCCTTCACTACGACGTAGGGGCTAGTACACTCGCCCTCGTGCTGAGCCGGGGAATAAACGTCAATACCGTTGTCAGCTAGGTTCGAATAAATGTCCATGAACCGTGTTTCTTCCATGTTATCCGCCTCCTAGCTTAGACAGTAGAGAACTGAACCCCGGCATAATCTCATTTTTGCCCACGTTCTGTATCGTTTCGGGGATAATTGAGTACCGCTTTTCGTTCGCCAGCTCCAGCCATTTGCCATAATCTACGCCGTGGGCGAGTTGAATCTTGTACCCGTTTGCGTATTTCATGCTCGTGCCTGTCAGCCGCTGACGGGCTTGCCCCGTGCGGTTTTGCCATCGTGCATTAGAGCGAGCGTAATTTTGCATTTTAAGAGCACCCGTCTCGGCATACATTTGAATAGCTGCATCCGCTTTGCTTTGCAGCCCCTCAACCCCGGAAACAAGTGCGGATAAATCAAATTTTATACTGCTCCCACTCATAGCACCGCCTCCACGCTGATGTCAAGGGCTATGTTCCACTGACCGACATTCGTAGCCCCATTGACAAGGTAGGGCTGACCGTTTATGGTAACTTTGTCACCCTGCTTGATGTCTTTGGCATCGTCGTACAGGGCCAAGATAAACGGGGAGGTCTTATCTTGGATACTGGAGGCATCGCTACCAGTGACCAGGATATGCTCCATGGTCTGGTGGAATATACCCATAATCTCAGCGATAACAATGTCGTCAACGGGTTCCTTGAACTTGTTCAATTCATCCCGTCTAAACAGGTACCTTTCACCGTGGGTGCGAATCAACTGAGCGACTTTGTTTCGCTCAAACTTGGGGGCCTTCACGGTACACCTCGCAAAGTTCCGGAGTGTGTCGGGCGATACATATTTGCAAGTCGCCGGAAGTACTGAGAACTGTCAGCCGTAGTCAGCCCAGAGACAGTGAGCGTGGTATTCTCAGCCTTGATAAGTAAGCACTGATACAGGGCATCGTCCATGACCCCGTCGTTACGGTCAAGGTAGAACTGTAGTTCCTCGTCGCTGAAGAAGGGTACAGCCTCTTCTCGCAGGATGGTTTTCATAGTTGCTATAGTTTTCATGGACGTCTCCCCCTTTCTTACTCTTCTTCCTCGGCCTCCAAAATAGCCTTTCGCAGTTCTTTGCTACTCATGCCCTTGGGGTTAATGCCGAGGTCGAAAGCGTATTCCTTCAGCTCTCTAAAGCTCATTTCGCTTACAGGCTTTTCTTCCAGTTCTTCCTCTTCTTCAGCCTCAGTGTCGTCATCGGCCTCAGGTTCGTCCACAGGGGCCGTTTCGCTGCTATGGGTATTAGTACCTACCTCAGGGGCCGAGGGGGCCGTGTGACCCTCCTCAGACCCTGCTAGGACATACCCCATGGACTTATATACGGCGCGAAATGCGCCCATCGTTACGCTAAGAGTGTGGTCACCCCTCTTAATCTCTACCATAGGGGAACGCCTCCTTAGTCAGCCTTTACGTCGGCAATAAAGACATAGTCAGCGGCCTCAAAGCTAGGCAGAGAAACCATGGAAACCTTGGTCTCAACGTTCACGGGGTCGGACTTCTTCATGGTGCAAACTGCAACACCCGTATCAGTAATAGACACGTTTGCAGCGTTGCCGCCCATCAGGTCAGATTCCTCGGGAGTGGTGCCGAACCAGGTGCTGCCCAGGGAGCCAGTGGGGAACAGGACAAAGGTGTCATCGGGGATATACTTCACAGTGCTGCCGTTGTCCCCGGTGTACAGCTTGGAATAGATGACCACTTCAAGGCCCAGTTCCTCCATCAGCAGGGACTTCACCTTTGCGTCAGAAACTAGAACGGTGCCGCCGCCGTACACATACACGGCCTTGGAAATAGCCTCGTTGTGCTTAATATAGGCCCAGGTCTTGGAGTCACACACCGCACGAGTTGGCCGCACACCAGTATCGGACTCAACCCGGTCCTGCCAAGTAGTAATGTCATGCAGGATATCGGCGGAGGGGTCACTCCAAGAGGTCTCAACGGTTGCCTTGTGTTCCTCGGGGATACCGTAGTCGTAATTAAATGCCTGACCATTCGCCACGATAGCGATGGAGCCAGTGGTTAGGGCCATCATACGCATAGCCTCACGGCGAGCACGAGCACCCTCAAGCAGACGGACCTCGTCATTGAAAACCCGGTTAATAACGGAATCAATGTATGCCTGGTTGCCAGTCTCCAGCACCATGTTCAACTGCTGACGCATCTCTTCGTCAATGTAGGTGCTCTCCTTAAAGAAGGGCATCTCGGTGCTCAGACGCTCAAAGCCAATGCGGGGCCGGGGTACTGCACTAACGTCAAAAGCCGAGGGTCTTAGCACCACGGGAAGGCCCTGAGAGCCCTTGATCCACTTCAGGTCAAGACCCAGCTTTTTCTGATTGGTCCACAGGGTCTCGCCGAGATAAGGGGGCCGATCCTTAGCAAAAGTCTCCCAGTAGGAAGTAATCTCGGGAGCGGTCACCAGTTCAAAAATATTAGGCATAATTCACATTCTCCTTTCTCAATTAGTCAGCTAGGAAAGTAATCTTTCCAGCAAGGGAGGTCGCTGCCGCCGTAGCTAGGGCCTTAGTAGCACTGTCAAGGCGGTTGACGTTGACAAAGCCCCAAATGAGCAGGGTACCATTCGCATTTCCGTCAGTAATGTCAACGTCATGCAGCAACACACCGACAGGGCTATCGCCAGCCTTGAAAGCGGTATCTCTAGCAGTGAGATCACCTGCGAGCGGGGTACCTGCCTTTACAATACTTCTACCGTCTTCAGTGACGGAAGCAGTGGACTTGTCCACTAGGATAGAGACGGACATCTGGTTCTGCACGTTATAAAGGATCTGCACAGGAGCAGTCGCAGTCTCTTTGTGAATACCAGTTCTGTTGAGCATTTTAAACTTTCCTCCTTATGTTAATTCTTAAAATAGGGATTTTCCGCTGTCTTGGAAGAAACAACATTCTGAGCTAGTCTTGCCCCAAACGAACCCGGCTTGTCACCCTGGTTTGTACGCTTATGGCCCTGACCGTTGCCCGTACCAGGGTCAGCCTCGGCGAAAAATGCAGCGCACTTCTCCTTCACACCCTTTAGAGCGTCCTCAAAAGTGGTCGTGTCAGTGGTTTTTGCCGTTGCTAGGGCGATGACCTCGTCAATGTACTCGGGCTTGCAACCCGAAGTCAGGACGGACAGCTTTCTTTCCGCTGCTAGGGCCTTGCCCTCAGCCTCAGTCCGGGCCGCTTTTGCAGCTTCAAGGGCCTCGTTGTCTAGCTGCTGCTGAGTCTTTAGGCCATCTAGGGCCGCTTTTGCATTCTTGACGGCGTCCTTGTTTGCGGGGTCTAGGCCCAGATCCTTCAGCACGGACTGTCTACCCTGCCGCTTTTCGTTTGCGAGCATCCGGTTCACTTCTTCTTGTGTGAAGGTCTTGGGGGCCGGGTTGTTATCGCCCTGGTTGTTACCGTCAGGGTTTGCGCCACCATCGGGGTTTCCACCCTCGCCGCCGTCACCCTCAGCAAAGAACTGTAGGCCAATCCAATCAAGTTTCGACTTACTCATAACTTTGTTCCTTTCTTCCGGGATAACCGCCCGGTCGTATAAAAATCCAGCTTATAACGACACTGGTAAACGTCTATTTGAATTATACACCTACCACAGAATTTTGACAATACCCTTGTTTACTTGTAAGAGTAAAGCCCTGAGCTAACGGCTCAAGGCTTTATGGGTTTATTTACTGTCAACGATGAGCAGGGCTGGTATCATACAGGATATTTTCTCATAGCTGCAATACGTTCTAACAGTCTTTCCAGTGTCGTATTTAGTCACCAAATACCCAAAGTGTAGTCCATTTTTCACTTTATCAGGCTCAAAGTATTGCGTCTTTATCATTTTCCAACCCTCCAGTTTATACCCGCATTATTTAAGGCTTCCTCGATAGAAGAATCATGCTTCTTTGGCAGTACCACCTCTTCAATATCACTTGTCGTTACTTTTGAATGACACTGGACCTCAATATATTCCGCATATCGATCCATTGTTTTCTTAGAAGCAGTTGAGTCATATGCCTGGTTCCATCGTAGGTTCTCCTCTGTGAGCTTTTCACCAACGGTAAACGGTTTACACCTGCCCTCCATTGAATCCCCGACTGTGAGGGTGGAGTTATCTAAAATGCTCCTTTTGAAAACTATTCGAATGTCCCCGTATTCTTCTCTTATCTGCTGCCCCGTATTCATGTACAGATATGTTGGAGCTCCCTTTGCCGGATCAGTAACCCCGAACATTGTTTTCTCTACATCAAGCCTGTATTTTAGATAGTCATCCATACCAGTCTTCCAATCGGTTAAACCTGTTTCCCAAACAGTTTTAAACCCGCCGGATTGGAGCATACCCGTCAAGGAGTTCTGGTTTACTTGCATAGAGGGAACCCCGGTTTCTACCTGCTTTTGAATAAACTTATTCCATTTCTCCACGTTTTTGTTGTACTGTGCCTCAGTTATCCCATATTTACGGGCAAGATCCGAGTTGAACCCTATAGGATGACCTTCTTCCATACCGATAATATTCGGATCATATCCTTTAATAGCAGACATATAGTCATAACCTAGGGACTTAGTATCAGCTATAGGGGCATTTTTGTTCTCGGCGTATGTGTTCATCTTATACCCTAGATCGGTACACCACTCGTCTAGCTCCGGGTCATCTTTGCCCTGCACCCAATCAGCAAGCCTACTCGCAACGTCGTCCATACTCCCGGTCAAGTCTGCAATAAAAGTACACCGCCCGTTCGGATGATCAAGCGGTAAATCCCCTTTTGCGTACTTCTTCCCGTTCCGGTCAGCGCAAATTGGACAGGTTCTAGGCCCTCCGCCTGATTGCCAGATATACCCGTCCACAAAAGGGTTTTTCTTGCAGACTCGCTCCAGGCTCTGTTGATAGGCGTGAGCTACCAGTGTACGGGCCAGCCGTTGAGCATTATACTCCACCTTTTTGCTAGTCCCCGGATAGACCTTGCTCCAGTTCCACTCCTTCTTCGCAGACGGGTTGACATAGGTCTCTAAGCTCTTAGCTATTTCATAGGCACTTTTGTTTCCTGCAACCCCTTCGGCTACTATCTTACTGATATCAGATTGGGCCTTGCTCACGTTGGACCATACGGCCCCGCTCAAGCTCCAGTTGCCGCCGTACACCTGCCCGGTGACAAGGCTGTTCACGACATCCTTGGATACTGTGGAGTATGACCCTTCAACGCTAAACCCTAGCTTGCTTGTAAACTTGTTTGCATCGGATACAACCCCTTCAGCGGCCTTTTCAGCTTGCTTCTTTATTTCCTTCTCTAGGCCCGTACCTAGGCTCTTGTAGGCCTCATCAAGCTGCTTTGTAAGTTTGCTCAGGTACTGTTTCTCTATCTGCTGAGAGGTAGTACCTTCTTTCGGTATTGCAAGCATCTGCTTTCGGCTATCTAGGTACACTTTACGGTACAGGTTGGATATTTCGTTCTCCTGCTCTTTGGTTAGGTTTTCCCGTATTTTCTCGGCATCGGCCAGTTTCCATTCTGCCACACTTCCGCCTCCAATCAAAATTTTTTGAAAAATCTTCTAAAAACTCCTTGCATTCTGGAGTAGAGTGTGCTATTATAATGGCACAGGGTAAACCACAACACAAACAAACGGAGGTAATTACAATGACTAAGAAGTTTATTGAAAAAGTCCTTTACATGGGCACCGTGGATACCAAGAAGTATCGCTACAAGGTCGGCCAGGACGTTGACGGTAACGCCATTATCCGCCGTCTCCCCATCGAGTACTTGGATACCACCGCTGCCCTTGACGGCTGGGAAGTCTGCTACCGCATCTGAGCAAGGAGGACCAACTATGAAAACCGTGTACGACGTAAAGAGAGCCATTGACCCCGACCTGTATGTCAACCTTGTCCAGGAACTTCAAGCCCAGCAACGGGCAAAGGAGGCCCAACGCAAGGAAGCTTACTCCAGGCGCAAGCCAAAGAACAGATGGAGCCGAGTGTTCCCCCTCTGCAAGTAAGGAGAAACCCCGCCGTGAGGCGGGGCTTTTCTTTTGCACACGGTCAAGTCCACTGCAATAGCCCCTGACACGTCCTCAGACGTCCACTGTTGCGTTTTAGGGACTACCCGGTATAACTTGGCACAAAACCCCTACAGGCCCTTGTGCGACGTGCTACGCTGCCACAGGGCTATTTCTTTGCCATACTGTTGAGCTTGGAGTTATACTTCTTGTAGGTAGATTCCTTCGCCTCAGAATACATGGAGTTCGCCTGTTCCACGATTTTGGCTTTTGTATCCTTCTTCGTCTGTCGCAATTCCGCAATCTTAGCACGGGCCAAGGCCTTTTGCTCCTTATCACTAGAGTTACTTATAAACTCCTTTAAGTTGTCAATTTGCGCCCCTAATTTCTCATTCAGGCTGTTGATTGTCTCTGTTTTGGCCTCGTTTATATTCTCTTTTTCCGTGGCAAGGTCCGCTTTTAGGCTTGTCCAATACTCCTTTAGCTCAGACTTTTGGGCAGTAGTCAAGCCCTTCCCGGAGGTACTTTCTTTCTTTGTAGTGGTGCTGGTAGTGGTGCTAGTAGAGGTAGAGGTTTCGGTGCTGGTACTCTTCTTCCGCCCCTTCAACTCTCTATGCTTCATGTAGTACTCATGAGCGTATTCGGGATCATAGGCCATCTAGCAGCCCCTCCAGTTCTTGCAGGGCATTTTCAAAAGTGACATCACTGTCCAGTTCCTCATCTTCAATGGTGTCATCTTCTAGCTCGCCCAGGTCCGCATCTTCGTCTTCCATACCCTCTTCTTCGCCATAAGTAGGCATACCACCGTTACCATAGCTATCCTCAAGCATTTCCCGCTCCAGGGCAATCTGCTTCAGCTCCTGCATAGCCTCAGTATCGGTGAGGTTTCTCCACTTCTTCATGTAGGCCATCTTGCTCATAGTTTGGGCATTTACTTCGGCAAGGTCAACCTGCTTTTCATCTGCCTCATCATCAGGGAGCGGATACTGGTTGTCCACCGTGGTTTCATACTCCACGTCAGGCAAGCGGTCTTTCGTATAGGCTTTTGCGCTGCCGGGGTACAGTTTGGCACCCTCAATAATGAGCTCTACGATATGTTTAATGGCAGGTCTCCAGGCCAGCATTTTCTCGTCACAGCGGACAATCAGACCCCAATAAATGGCCTTCAGGGTTTTACCGCTGCTTACCACACCGCTCAGGGCATCAGGGCTGACATCAGGCACGTCTAGGGCCTCGTGCATGGACGAGCGGATACGGCTCAGGGTGGAGTTAACGGCCCCGGTATAGCCCAAGCTAGGCTCCATCATACCAACGGTACCAGTTACCCCGTCAGCAGCGTTCGGGTCGGAGGCAAGGTCCCAGAATGCACCGGGAGAAATGCGTAGGTCTTTGGTCGTATTGGGGTTTACGTCCATAGCCCAGCGGACGGGCGACATACCACACCGCTCGGAGTCAATGTCACTGTTGGAAATGCGGCTAAACCAGCTTTCGGAGTCCTCCAGCTCGGCCACTTCGCTCACCCCGTCAAGATCACCAGTTAGTCCATCGTTAATGATAA